TCGTGCCGGAGTCGGCAGCGCAGTCCTGAAATAGCCGTGGTGCCCGGGGCCGGAATCGAACCGGCACGCCTTGCGGCGGGGGATTTTGAGTCCCACGGCGAAACAAGCACTGGCGCGGGTTTCCGGGCGATTATTGGCGCATCGGATTGGCTGCAAGGGGTTTGAATCTCCCTCTAATCAGCGCCGGATGCGCCTATGGCTTGGTTTCCACAAAGCTGCTCAACTTGCGTAACCACTTTAGAGAATCGTCATTGGCCTTGATGGCGCGCCACACGCGTCCGTTTTCGTGCATGGAGCCTATTTCAACTTCAATTCTTCTCATCCCCATTGCCGGCCCCCAGGGCTCTACAGTGTCGTACGCTGGAATTGTCAAACGGTCTTCTTTTGGCATGGAAATGTTGAGGTGGCCCATCAGCTTGCCGGTGTCGTGCCAGCGAATTTCAATCATCGTACAGCCTTCAGTTTCACCGGCTTGGTCCGGTAGTGGGTATCCGTCAGTTTCGTCGTGCTGTGTTGCAGCAGGGCAGAGGCTGCGGCCAGGTCATCGGCCAGGTTCGCGGCGCGCTTGCGCATGTCGCGGTTGTACATCGCCAGGATTTGATCTGCCAGATGGGGATTGGCCTTCGCGGCCTTGGCCCGAGCATCGTCCCAGCGGTCGGTAAGCATGCGCTCGGACACCTGCCGGCCGGTATCGGTAGTCAGGAACATGACGCTGTACGCCTTCATGGCAAGCCTGCGCTCCAACAGGGCCGACAGTACGGGGCTTTGGGATACCTCGAATTCGGCCCATTTTGCCGTCTTCCCAGCCTTGAATCGCATTACCCCTGCCACGGGTAGCCGGATGGTGCGAACGTCGCTTACACGCATGCCGGTGGCCGTAGCCAGATCCATGCTGTCGCGCAGGATTCTGTCAGCCTGGGCGTAGACGGCGGCAAACAATTCGTCGGTGACTTCGACCACCCTGGGCTGCTCCTTGTTCTTCCAGTCCTTCACGCCAGCAGCGGGCCAGGGCAGGGCGGTCATGCCCCAAAGCCTGGCCTTGCTCCAGACAATGGACAGCACCGACATTTCCCGGTTGCCCTGCGTCTTGGCGCTGCGCTTGTCCAAGTAGGCCCGCAACAGGGGCAGCGTGATCTCGTGCCAAGCCATGCCGCCGCACCAAGCTTCGACCTGGGCCAGTTGCTTTGCGTAGCTGCGCCTGGTCTCCGGGTTTTCGTACTTGGGCAGCTCGCGCTCGCGCCAGCGCTCGATAGCCTCGCGCACGGTGCCCACGGTCAGGGGCTGATGGTTGTGCAGCTTGTCCCACTGGGCGATGGCCTGGGCGTAGTCCCGGCCCAGCCGTACATCGGGCTTCCCCGTGCCGCGCATGTCATAGACGTAGTACACCCAGCGCTGACCGTTGGCGCCCTTGTAGACCTTCGTGCGAAGGCGGGGATACTTCGACCTTTTCATTTGACGCTGGCCCAGTTCGGGCCTTTGGATATTACGGCCTGTTCACCTTCAAGCCAAGCCCTGACCTGCACGCGCGACACGATCACGCGCTTTCCGTCCGGGCGGTGCGGTACTCCTTTGCCAACAAGCCACTCGATCTGCGCCGCTGCTCGGGCAAACCCGGTCAGTTGGTGCAGTTCGGCGGGGCTTAGGAATTCGGATTCAGGCATGACGGGTCACTTCATAGCCTCCAGTGCCCCGGCTTCTTTATGTTTCTCAACCCATGCATCAAGGGATCGTTTGACATAGGCCGCAACATGCTTCTCGCGTTCGTAAAGAGATACGTGGGTTGTATCTACACCGGCATCCCGCGCTACTGCCGCCTGGGTCATACCAAACGCATTGCGCAAAGTCAACAGCGTTTGAGTCTTGGAAAACTCAGGATGCTCCGTGTGCATATGGTTCATCAGGTTGGTAAAAGTGCGGTTGCAGCATGGGCACACACCATTCATCACGCGAACGCGCATCTTTTGGTGCGCTTTAGCAATTTGCTGGCGCTCGGCTTCTGCTGTGTTTGCCCTGGCTTGGGCAGACTCAAGTATTTGCCGCTGGCGCTCCAGCATTTGTCGTTGGCTTTCTAGTTCCTTCTTAAGTTTTTCTTTTTCGCTTGGCCCAGTGTAGTGTTGTGCATGGCCTGACGGACAATAGAAACTTAGGTGATCTTCTATTCGACGATCCCGAAGTTCAATTGGCATGGCAAATTTAATGTGGCACTTGCAACACGTTTCAATTTCAAACCAAGTGTTATCTGCAAAATGTGATCCCATGATTAAATCCCCGCCTTTTTCAAATACCCCTTCGGGTCGGATGCGATTACGCAGGCCAGGTTTTCAGGCAGTGCGTTGTATTCGTCTTTGGTCACTTTGATTGCTCCTTAATGGCTGCTCGTGCAGCGTCAATGTCAACTGGCGCGCCGCGTTCGTTCGTAATCGGCCAGCGAATACTTCCGATTTGCCGATGGTCTTCAAGTCTGCTTTTCAACTGTGCGACCTCGGCCTCAAGCTGTGCAACCCGCTCCTGCTGGTGGATGGCGGCTGCTCGGTAGCCAGCCCACCTGTCTGCAATTGACGGAAAAACGTATTCGCCATTCGTTGATTTTTTGCGACAGAAACCAAGGCCGACATCAGCCTCAAACTCAGCGCGAAGTGTTTCAAGGTCGGTCATGGTGTGGCCTTTCGTGCATCTGCCAAATCGCATAGAGGGTCAATAACGTCTGGGCCAAGGCTCAGCCAATCATTTGCCGGAACCTCGTACACGTAGCCAGCCGGGTGCCCTGCGCGATCAGCAGACCGTTTATGTGTCTGCCCACAAACAAAGCCCGCTCTGTCCGGCAGTGAATGCGGTAATATCCCGTAGGTAGTTGCTCTGCTGTCATGGTGTAAGCACTCCTGTTCCGTTGCCGCCGTCTGTAATCCACCGCTCAAACTCAGCGCGAAGGTCGGTCAACATGGCACAAACCTCCCATCAGTCAAATAGCCATGCCAACCGCAGCAACGCTGCCCAAGCGACGGAGTTAGCGACGGCGCTGTCTCGGACCCGTTCCAGGCCCAACCATTCACAGGGTCAATAGGCACCCAGCAATCCCCGCCGCAGCCGGGGCAGTCAAACGCGACGCCGACAGCAACCCCATCGGGGTAATGGCGAATGTGCCAGCCGTGCGGCCTTGGCTCTTTTTCTTGGTCGGTCATGGCTTGCTGCTCCCCTGGTCGGCTAGCTGTGCTGGCGGCTCCGGTGCTGCCTGTGGCGGCGTGTACTTTGGGTCGATCAACATCTCGGAAACCCAACGCTGCACGTTTTCTTCGCTGACCTCTTGCCCTTCGCAATGGTCGATCAAATACGCTGGCAGGTTGGCCCATTCAATCCGCTTTCTGATGACAGGCTCGCCCATCAATGTAGGCCCCTCAATCTCAGACCTGAGCGCTGCCGATAGGTGCCGCACAGTTTCTTCGGCTTCCAATGCGCGGGCTTTCCAGTCGTTAGCGCCCTGCGCTTTCCTGACTGCTTGAGTTTCCAGATAGCGCTTCTGCCAACCCACAGCAAAATCATTCCACTCGGGCGGCTCCGGTGCTGCCTGTGCTGTGTGCGGGTAGAGATCAGGGTAAAGCAGAGCGGCCCGGACTTTCATGTGATTGATAGCGCCACCGTCCGTGCGGTAGGTGTCAGGGTCAAGGCCCCACTTCTTCAAAAGCTCGTCCGCTTCATTCAGCTCAGCATCGGCAGGATTGAGGGCTTCTATGGCTCGGGCGAAAGCTCGCAACCGGCTCATATTCGGGCTGCTGAAACCATCTGGAAAGCGCAAGGCGATAGCCTCATCAATCTCTGCATCCGTCAGCCGAGGCACGCTGGCTAGGGCTGCGTCCCATGCTTGGCGCATCAACTGGCGGACAAGGCTTTCTTGGTAGGCCCTTTCCATCGATGTGGTGTATGGCCCCATCGCTGCCGTTGCATTGGGCGCAGGGTTCATCCGCAAGCCAGTTTCTGGCAGCGGTATCAGGTCTGCTGGGTGGCTCATTGGTTCCTCGCTTTCAGCATTTCATCTGCGGCCGCGTATGCGGCTATTGCGGCGTAATTGCCAATCCATTCTTCTGGGAAGTTTGGTGAGGCAATAAATGCCGCAAAAGCATGCGCCGCAAAGTAGTCCCTGAGAGACATACCTTGCTGGATGCCATAAACCTCAGCAGTCACCCATTCGCCGCTTGCGGTCTGAATAACTTGAGGGGGAAACGCTGGCCCTCCGGTTTTGTCTGTCATGCTGTCCTCCAGTAAGTTGCTGCCGGGCCATCCGGCTGGGTTGGTTTGTGTGCGCGATAGCGCTTTCCGTTGACGATGGGGAAGGGCCAGCAGGTCATGACGTGGCCCCAAAAATTGATGCCATCAAAATCCGAATCAGCCCGTACCTCGAATGCTCGCGTTTTTCCTGCTCGCGCCGTACCCACTTTTTGAATAAGCGGTGCGACAGCGTTCCCTTCAATCGAATAAGTTTCCGGTCACACTTTCTCGCGCATGAACTGCAAACCATTTTGAATGCTCCGGTTTGCAAGTGTGGAACCACTGTCTCAAGGCTCGTAGCGGATTTGCCGCAGAGGTCACAGGCCATCACGCACCCCCTTTCTCTGTTGCGGCAATGGCAGCGTCAATTTCTGCCATCGCTTCGTGGTCGGCTTCGCTTACTCCTGTGGGGTAGGCGTCTTGATACCAAGCAAGGCCATTGCGCGCCAATTTCAGCGCCTCCAGCAGTTGCGCATTGACCGCCGCATGCGGGGATGTGCAAGCGTTGCCATGTACAAGGTCGCGCACTTCGCCAGCTAACTCGCGGAGCGTGTTGTAGTAATCTTCTTTTGCCTCGCTGCGGAACTCCCAAGTTCCGGTGTCTGGATCTTGTCTAGAGTAGTCGGTAGCAAAGTCATCAGCTTTCTTGTCCAGCATGGCTGCCGCAGCATTTACGCCATTGGTAAATTCGTCCACCGCCTCCCCTGCCGCTGCTTGCGCCGACCCCGTAGCCAAGACTGAATCCGGCCCACACGTTGCCACCTGCGCCGCATCAATCGGGTCATACGACTGCGTAAAGGCTGGCGGGTTCGGGTCGCCTTCAATCTGTTTCCTTGGCGCTGCCGCTGCTTGCTGTACTGGGGGTGCTGGTAGTGGCATCCAGTGGGTCGGGTTTGGAATCATCCCGCCGCCACAATCAAGCCAGTCGTCAAAACCATCGTGTTCTTGCTGGTCAACGTAAACGCCGGCAACGTCTCTTTTTTCTCGGACGTATGGTTCTTCATGCTCCCACCATCCCTGCGCCACCGTTGCGCCGTTTGTCAAGATGATGTGCGTCCCATCCCTCGGCGCACTCTCAATCGGCCTCCACTGCGGCTGCCCTTCCAGGGCTTCGAGTGCGTCTGCGGCTTTGTTCAAGCAATGACCAGCTTCGCAGCCGGTACTGATGCGCGCGCCCTTCCAGGACGACCCAATTTCAAACGCTTTCTTAAACCCAAGCCACAGATCGCAAAAGCCAATGCCGTAGGCATCGCCGCAGCGCCAGTTTTCAGAGCCGGGGAATGCGGCCTGAAAGCGTTGATGGATTGATTCAGGTGTAATCATTTAATCCTCCTAAATTCAACAACCCAAACCCAAGGGTTTGCATCCCATGAACCGGCGCCGTTGATGGATTCCCATAGCTCTGCATACTCAAATCGAGCAAAGTCGTTAGGAGCCCAATTGCGCGGATGTTTCCCTGAAAACTGGCTCGGACTAACTTTGCCCGTGATGCGCAATAGCGGGGTGCCAGAATGGCTGCACGGGATGCGGACGCCCTCAGCAAACGCATCGGCCCCGCTGATGTCCTGCAGGCGCTCGACGCGCACGCCGGGAATCTCCAGCGTGATGCGGCTGGCCCAGCGTGGCATGAATATGCCGGGGCGCAGCTTGCCAGCATTGAAGTGGGGCAGAGAACCGGCACCGTCTGCTTGGTAAACAATCGGCGAGCCGACTGGAATTTCACGGGGCGGCGTCAGTTCGTAGGCCAGCGACGAGCGCCACGCCTCCCGCACCCAAAGCTGATCGCCGGGCTGACCGTAGGGGCACTTTGTTTGTCCCGGCACATAGGCCACACGCACGCCCGGTGGCGGCTGATCGCGCCATGCCCGCCGCGTATGCGTCTTGCTGTCATCCAGCAAAGCCCGCACCATCGGGCCGTTGTAAAGAATGGGCCGGGACTTCATGCTGCCATCCTTTCCGCAAACTGCTCGCTGTAATTGGCAGCCACATAGGCGCGGGCCATCGGGGGACACACAGAATTTCCGACCATACGCACTTGGGCAGTTTTGGTCAGCGCGCGCCCGTCTCCGCCTCGCTCAATCTGGTACGTATCTGGAAAACCTTGTGCCCGGTAGAGCTCGCGTGGCGTGAGCATGCGCAGGCCAATGTCCACAATCGCGTAGTCCTGGCCCTTGATAGTGACCAAGCCAAAGCGGTCCTTGGTCGTGATGGTGTGCAGCGGCTCTCGTAGCTGCGGGTCTTGGTCGGTGCCGTAGTATTTCACCAAGAAGGCGCGGACCTCGGCATGGTGGGTGCCCTGGGCACTGATGGTTGCCAGGGGTGAGTCTGTGGGCTGGCCCACGTTGTCGCCGCGCAGCTTGATAAGGTTGCTGGTGACAACTGCAGCCGGCATGCCGTTGGCGGTAACCGTGTTGAGCGGTTGCGCAACATCCCGGATGCCATGGCTGAATCGCTTGGTGCCATCTTTGCCTTCGCCGTGGCCCATGTGCACCAGATGCGCCGCCACCATCGCGTGCCGGTTCTCGGTCACGGTTGTTTTCAGCGGTGCCGTGGCCGGGCTGTGGCCACCCTGGCTGCTCTGGTTGTCGATGGTGACCATGTGGGCAGTGATCAGCCCGTGCCGGTTCTCGGTGGTCTGTGTCTTGACAGGATCGCGCACGTCGCTGGCGCGCACATCAGATGGCCTCTTGTCCGAGTGGTAGTGCACCAATGCGGCAGTCACCAAGCTGTTGTGATCCACGCTTGTGACGGTTGCCAGCGGGTCAGCCATGTCACTTCCCACCACGCCGCCGTAGTGCTTGGCAATGAACGCCGTTACCAGGGCATGCTTTTCCGTGCCAACCAGGGTGCCAATGGGCTTTTCCAATCCGGGCACGCGCGGTGCCTGGCCTTGGCGCTCTCCGTAGCCGGTCTGGATAAGCGTCGGTACAACCAGGGCGCGGTGATTCTCGACCGTAACCGTGCCAAATGGCTTTGTCGTTGGCGCTGGCTTGCCTGCATAGATGGGCCCACCTTGGCCCACGATAAACGGATCGGCCGCATCGACCACATACCGCATGATGCCCTTGGCAATGCGCCTGCATGTGGCCTCGGCCAATGGCTTTGAGCGCTCAAAAATACTCGGGGCCGGGATGCTCCAGTCGATGCATTCCGCAGCCGTGCGCCACGGCTTCAGCTTCTTTTGTTTGACCGGCAGGCTGGCCGGCGCGCCGTGGGTCTGCTCGGGAAACACGATGGGCAAGCCGTCGCAGCGGGCCACCAGAAACAGACGTTTGCGAATGGTCGGGGTTCCGAAGTCGCTTGCCCGGTCTTCACGAAAATCGACCTTGTAGCCCAAGTTTTCCAGTGATTTTTTCCAGCGCTGAAAGGTGCGTCCTTTGCGCTGCGGGCATGGCCGGTCATCTGCACCCAGCGGGCCCCAGGTCTGGAATTCTTCGACGTTCTCCAGAAAGATGACGCGCGGCCGCACCAGCTTGGCCCACTTGACCACGACCCAAGCCAGCCCGCGAATCTTCTTGCTGACCGGCTTGCCGCCCTTGGCCTTACTGAAATGCTTGCAGTCCGGTGATGCCCAAAGCATCCCCACAGGCCTGCCTTCGACCACGGTAACGGGGTCAACTTCAAACACGTCCGAGACGTAATGCAGGGTCTGGGGATGGTTGGCTTGATGAAGCGCCACGGCCTCGGGGTCATGGTTGATGGCAATGTCGACATGGCGGCCAATGGCCTGCTCGATTCCGGTTGAAGCGCCGCCACCGCCCGCGAACAGGTCAATTACGAGCTCATGGGCCAGGGGCAGGATGTACTGTGGTTTAAGCATTGGTTCTCCGAAAACTCTTGGTGAAGTGAAAATCAACGGCATGACCGCGCTGGCGCATGGCCTGAGCAAGCCTCGCGCGGTCGTTGTGGCTGTGGCTGGATTGGCGAAGAAGCCCGAAATAGCTGTTCCCGGCCTCAAAAGTGTCGTCATCACCCAAGGTGTGAATCCGGGATATAGCGCTGTTGACCGTCCGAGCTCTTGTGGTCCGCCGCCATGGCTTGACCACAAAACCAACGAAGTCCACGCCACGTTCCACCGGCTGGATGATGGTTTTTCGGTCATTCAGACGCGCACCAAGCCGCTCGGGCAAGAACTCCCGGATCCTGCGGTGTGCATCGCCGAGCCACGCCGACGACTCATGCAGGATCACAAAATCATCGACATACCGGACGTAATGTCGCGCGCCGATCTGGTGCTTGCAAAATTGGTCCAAGGCGTCCAGGTGGACATTGGCGAAGAATTGCGAGCTCAGGTTGCCAATGGGTAACCCGGTATTGGCCGGCGAGCAAAGCAGCCTCTTGTGGGCTGGCACGCGGCCCATGAGCGCAGGATCGCCGCGGTATTGATACGACTGGCGCGGGTCATGGAACAAGATGGTCCTGGCCAACTCCAACCAGAAGGGTTCGTGCACTTTGGCCGCGAGCTGGGCAAACAGAATGTGCTTGTCGATCGCCACAAAGAAATTGGCAAGATCGAGTTTCAGATACCACGCAGGCCGGGCCCAGTTCTGGGTGATGGACCGGATACCGCTTTCCAAGCGTTTGGCGGCGTACAGCGTGCCCCTGCCGGGTATGCAAGCGCTGCTGCCGGCCACAAAGCCAGCATGGAAGCGCGGGGCTATCTGGTTGTACAGACGGTGATGAACAATCCGATCACGAAATTCGGCAGCCCAGACCTCGCGGTGCTTTGGCCTGGTGATGACAAAGCAGATGGATGGACCTGGGCGGTATTGGCCGGAAGAAAGCTCTTCGAACAGCTCGCACAGGTTGCGCTCCAGGGCTTGCTCGAAAGCAAGTGCACTGGAAGTGTTGCGCTTAGTCTGGCGGCAGTCCAAATAGGCCTGCAATAGCTGATCGAATGAGACTGACGATGAATCTGCTGACGGCGCGAGCCAGGGCCTCGTAGGACTTGTTGTTGTTGTTCTGGTTGCCGTTGTTGAAGTTCTGATTCCAGGCGTTGTTCTCGGAGTACTGCGTCGATTCGCGCCATCCACGTCGCCACGCCGAAGGCCTGAGCCGATCAGTTTGGAAACTGCACCGGACCGGGTCTGCGCTTGGGCAGCGGTATCCGTGATGTGCATGTCCGTGGCCTTGTGAGCCAGGGGCGCGACCAGATTCAAATTTCGCACGGGCATGATGACCTTGACCGTCATGCTGCAGGCGACAAACGAGCCGATTTAAGCCAGCCGCCGGCTTGCTTGCCAATGCTCTCGGTAAGCTGGATTGCTCCAGCCCAGAGCTTGGGCGACACAAAGCGCTTGTCATGGCTCAGGCGAAGCAACAGGGTTACGACTTCAAGGCGCTCGACCAACGCGATGATGTGCGGAGCCCTGCCCATACCCCGCGCCGCATTGGCGCGCCCGATCAGGACAAGGATTTCCACGCATTCCGTGTGAATCTTGCTGCCCAAGCTGGCCTTGAAGGCGCGCGGCATGTTCTGCTGCACGTCAGCTGCCAGACTCAAAAGGTCATAGCCCTGTTTGTAAATCGGGAGTTGGGTATGGAGTGCCATGGCTTAAATCAAATTCAAAAGGACTGAAGGCTTAAAGCGGAAATCTGCTGACGGCGCGAGCCAGGGCCTCGTAGGACTTGCGGCGGTCGTCCTGGGTGCCGTCGGTGAAGTCCTGACTCCAGGCGCTGCCCTCGGAGCACTGCGTACCCGTCCAATGCCACTCGCTCGTATCCAGCTTGTCCTGCAGATTTGCGTAAAGAAGCGCTGATTCAAACCGCGTTGGCAGGCGGGCACCGTTGCCCAAAGATTCGGCCCACTTGACGGCAGCAGCCCACGCCTGCTTTTTTTCGGGTACAGCATTGAGCAGCACCAGGTGGCCGTCCGGCTCGCCATCCAGACCACGGGAAAGACCGGCATACACGCCATCCAAACCGGGCCACGGCTCGCCGATCTTGGGGAACACGCCGACCTCGGGCGCGGTTCCAGCCGGCGGCTCATCGTCCGGAATGGACTTGACCATCAGACCTTCGATAAAGGCCTTGACGATGGCTGACGGGCCGTCTTGAATGTGAATGTTCACGGTGTTGATACGCATGGTTTGCTCCAGTTGAAATAAAGGATTAAAGGGCTCAAGCACTGAGTTGAATCAGCCTGACGGCGCGAGCCAGGGCCTCGTAGGACTTGAGGCTGTAGCCCTGGTAGCCGTGGCCGAAGAACTGATACCAGGCGTAGCCCTCGGAGTACTGCGTGCTTGACCAATACCAGCGCTGCTCGAAAGCCTCCGGGCCATCTTCACGGAAAACATCTGCCGTGGTCTGGATCGGGCTTTGCTCGGTGTATGGATAGCCGGCAGGGATGCTGCTGGGGTTGTCGCCGTCGCGGAAGCTGGCGGAGTTTTCATCCGTGCCAGGCTTCAGGTTGCGGTAGGCCAGCTCGAGCACGTCGCGGGCAGGAATGCACCAATCCTTGTGGCCATTGATTTCCAGCCCCAGGGCCCACTTTGCCAGCGGGCTGCCGGCTTCGGCCATGGCAACGGTGTTGTCCATGCTGTGAAAGCAGCTGGCGGCGTTGGGTACGTCGGTATAGCTGGGCAGCCAAATGGATTTCTTCTCGCCCAAAGCCTTGGGCGCCCAGACAATGGCGAACTTCTTCGTGCCCCCGTGGCTGTTGATGGTGCCGCCGTAGAACCCACCTTCAAAGGCGGTAGCGAATTGGGCTGGGACGAGGATGGATGGTTTGTTTTGGTTCATGGTGATCTCCAGTTAAAAAAGCGATGGTTGGGAAAAGGATTGGTCAGGCCGTTGCCGGCTCTGTGCTGCGGTCAAACAATGGCCGCTGATCCGGCTCGCCCTTGGTCATGTCATCGGGTATGGCCAGAAGCTCGTCGTTCTGCTCGATGATCACGGTCACAAAACCGCCGGCCACGTCCGCCAGGCTGTGGGCTTCGCTGTTGGCCATGAGCTTGAGGGTGGCCTTGACTTCGGCTTCGCCTTTGAAATTGACTTTTTCAACCTGGGCGCGGAACTCGATCCGGCCGTGGTGGGCAATGATGCGAATCGCCTTCTGTGCGGCGCGGCGAACATCGTCAGCCAATCCAGTCAGCACGCGCTCTTGCTCGCCTTCGCTGAGTTGGGACCATGGCACAGCCAGATCCATGAAGCGCAGCTTTGCGGCGCGCATCAAGTCGCCAACCATGAAAATTTCCGCATGGCCTTCGGTTCCAAATGCCGTGCTTGGAGCCTTGAGGAACAGTGCGAGCACATCGTCGCCAATCTGATCGTCCTGGTTGCTCAGTTCCACGATGGCGGCAAGTTGAAATTCGTCGTCAGGTTTCTTTGGTTCCCAACCTTCCGCTATGGCGTCTTTGCGAAAAGACTTAATGATTTTTTTGGCAGCAGCGGATGTGTCGTCCGACAGGCGCACCCAGGCAAAGGAATGACCGGCAGCGGCGAGACGGGCTTCCAGGGCCTCGATCTCATCCTTTTCCATCACGCCGGACGTGTGGATTGGAAGTGCAGCGGCTGCGCCAAAGCCGGAGGCAACATTGGTGCCGACGAATTTCAAAGCCTCGGGGCTCAGGTCGACGAGCAAAGGCGTAACGGTTTCAGTGTTCACGGGAATGGTCCTTTAGGGTTGGGGGTGACTTAAGCGGTTGCCGGCTCGGCGGCAAACTTTTCAAACGGCAGCGTCTTGATGTGCTTGCCGAAATAACTGCCAATGGACTCGGCGGTTTTGAAGGCTTCGAACACCTCGGCAGACACGTCCGGGTAGTGATAGATCGCTCCGGTGCCCCGCGTGAAAGTCACGGCCAGGGTTTTGCTGTCGGCTGCGTAGCCAATGGCCGCGATCTGGTTTGAAACCACGGGCTGCAGCTCGATCTGCGGGCGCGGACGGTCTGAAAATGCTTGTGGTTCGGGAAACTTCTTTTCCATGGTTGTTGCTTCAGTTGGTTGAAAAAATTAGGCGGCTTGCTTGGCCTGGACGCCTTCGACGTGCTTGACGATCGCGGCGCAGATCAGGGTGAAATCAGACTCGCGGTAAAGCTTCGCGGCCTTGTCGGTTGCGACGTGGGTAAAGCCCAGCGCAGCCAGGTTGTCGGCGCTCAGGGAAAGCGGCGCCAAACGGGCATTGATGTCGCCGAGCTTGATGCGCTTGCCGGTATCAACTGGCGCGCGAGCAGGCATGGCGATCACGTTGGCTGCGGGTGTAGGTGCGGCAACCGGCGCGGCGGGCGCTGGGGCCTGTTCTGGCGCGGGTGCTGCGGCCTTTGCTGCGGCTTGCTCTGCCTCCAGCTTCTCGCGTGCTTCACGCTCCGCCTTGGCTTGTTCCTCTGCCCGGATGGCCGCGCGCTCGGCTTCCAGACGACTCTGCTCGGCTGCCTGGTGCTCGGCAATCCGAGACTTGACCAGGGCCTGTAGGTCGTCCGTGGCTTTCAGGACAATGACCGCGGCGTCCGGAAAAAGGGCGCGGTAGTCGGCGGCGTTGTCGCGCAAGTACTGCAGATTGAGGTCGATGCGGTCTGCAATGGCGCCGGCTTCAATCTTGGCGCGGGCCAGTTCGTCGGAAACCTTGCTTTCCATGCTGGCCAGGGATTTCAAGCCCTTGACCACGCCGCCGAAGTCGGTAGCGATGGTTGGCATGTAGGGCTTGCCAAGCCGGGTATTCATGGCGTCGATGTGCGCCTTGAATTTGGTTGCTCCAGCGTTGACGATTTCGAGCTTGCGGCGGTCCTTTTCGGCCTTGAGAATGTCCTCGGCGAGCTTGACGTTCTGCTGTAGCAAAGAGTCCAGCATGTCCTTGGTCTTCTTGGCCTGGTCAACCGGCTGCACCTGGGCCAGCATCTGCGCCTCTGCCGCCTTGAGGGCTTCGCGGGCCTTTTTCATGGCCCTGATCTGCTCGTCAAGGTCGGCAAAGTCTTGATCGGATTCGGGCTTGCGGATCAGCTTGTTTTCCAGAAAGTCGCGTAGGCGCTGCTCAAACACCTTGAAGTTGTCCTGCAGGGCGATCTGGCCGGATACCTGCACTACGGGAGCGGGTAGCGCCTCTACTGCCTCGGCGACGACTTTCTCGGTCTTGATTTCGCTGGGCACGTATTCGGCCAAATCCTTCTCGAACTGCTCCCAGCCGGCCACGATCTGGGCGCGCAGGGCAAGGTCTGGCTCATACCAGCAATGCCCTTCCGCAAGCAGCGCCCCGTCCTCCCAATGGGATGCCATGAACAGCACGCGCTCGCAGCCTGACACCATGGCCTGATGCTCCATCTGAACCCGGTACATCAGCGGCAAGTCAGCGCCCGTGCGACCTTTAACCAGGGCGAAGCGCAATTCGGCGTTAAGGCTCTTGTGTTCAAACGCGATGTGTTCCACCATCGTCAGGCCGTCGAAGCTGGCGCTGTATTTGCCCTCGGAGCCGGTGACCGGGAAAAGGTCTTCGCCGATGATCTTTTCGGCCAGCGGTCGGGCCAGGGCTTCAAAGCGGTGACCGGCATCGAACCGGCGCTGGGTTTCCGGATCGACCTCTGGCGCAATGCCGGTGTGCAGGCGGTGCATCAGCTGGGTGCGCGTTTCGTGCGGGCTGCAGCCCATCATGGCCGGGGCATCGCTGGCGTTGAAGTGCTGGGCGCGGTGGGCCAGCCATTCCGGCGAGCCCTGGATAAGGGAATGGGTTTTCATGGCTTACTCCTGAATCTCGGTTGAACGGCGCTCGTAAATGGCCTTGAGCTCTTCGCGTTGCGTGCCATCGGCAACGGAATTGATCAGGCTCCCGGCTTCGGCCAGCTTGTCCAGGGTGTCGGCCTTGTTCAATTTGTCGGCCACCTGGGGATAGGTGAAGATCACTTCGCCGTCTGCTGTTGCTTTGGCCGGCGCGGCACCCTTGATGGCGGCTTGCTGGGCCTCGGTCAGTTGGTGCTTGCTGGATGCCATGGCGATGATCTGGTCGGCAGTCTTCTTGCCGTCAGCAATGGCCTTGTGCCAGGTCGGCAATGCCTTGTCGAACTGCTCTTGCGGGTAGGTCGTTTGCTGGGCCTGGGCGGCTTTGGGGGCTTCACCGTCAACCGCAAAGGCCTGCTCTGGCGTGGTGTCGCCGTCCTTGATTGCCGTCAGCATGCCGCGTAGCAGGAGCAGATGCTCAAGGGAAATATCCTCGGCACCGGCAATTCCCAGCTTGGCAAATACCTGATCGTTGCTCACGCCGTATTTCAGAAATGCGCCCAGCGCATCGGCGCGGCGATTCGCCAGCGTCTTCACGTCACCCATAGCCGTCTGGCGGGCAGAGTCGTACATGTCGGCCCAAAAGGCTTTCGGAATGCCCTTGAGGATGGCATTGCGCAGGGCGATTGAGCATGCCGCGTTGGCCGTGACCGCGATCATGTCGGCACCGAAACGCTTGCCGGCCTTGTTGGTGATCCGGCGCTGCACTTCGTAGGTAATGGCGACGTTGCGCTGCAGGTCGTGGAACACGCCTTGCGCGGTCACAAAATCGCCAGCATCCGAAACGACGCGGGCACCGGCCCGGCCATTGCCCCATGCACTGGCGACAACCTCGGCGAAGCGTGCGCTGGGTCCTTCGATGGTTTTGCCGTCACGCGGCAGGGCGTAGATACATTCGCCGGCCACCTTTTCATTCAGCGTGACCATCTGCAGGACTTCATTGCGGAACTGCACGATGGAGCGCGGGTATTTGTGCGCCGTGGCAATCTGCATGTCGATTTCGCCCTTGTTGAGTAGGGCCAGGGTGCCGCTGTCGGCGGTGATGATTTCGGCTTCTTCGTTGTTCATGGTGTGCTTTCAGTGTTTGGATGCGAGATAAAGGGTCAGGAAAAAGAAAGCCAGAAAGGCGACAACAGACCCGATGTACTTGGGTCGGATGCGGTCAATCCATGCGTATTGGTCGTCTGCGGCTTCGCGCACGGGGTCAGACTTGGGCATACCCGCGCGGATCTGGCGGCTGCGGTAGAGGATGTGGCTGTCGTCGGTCATTTCATGCCTCCGGAAAACCGTCATGGGTGCGGCCATCGAGCAAACGGCCTGCGGCCTTCTTGCCGATGCGATATAGGTCTGGTTCGTTATCTGCGTGCCCGTCAATGACGCTCAAGTCTTCCTTCTGCAACAACCATTGGTTGTTGAACCATGTGGCCGCTTCGACAGTGCCGCGTTTGGCAGTGACGTTTACGCCCGGAGTCCACTCTCCCCACTGCTTGAACAGGAAGGGTACGCCAGCAGCCTCACACTGATCGCGCAGACTGCGAGCCCAATCGGGGTGCATGGGGCGAGCGCCGGGGCCGGATTCACCGCCGACAATGACCCAATCAACCGCATATTGCCGGTCCGTGCTTCCACCACTCTTGTTTGCGAGAAACCCAGTGAGCACGTTGTCGCAATACGTCCAGTCGCCGTCATAGCTTGAACGCATCACTTGCGTCAAATTCACCGGACCCAACAGCGGCTCCATGCTCAGGAACCGTTTTGCAGCGGGAACCGCCAGCAGTTTCGGAATGTCCCTGTCGGCTTCGGTCTGGTTCACGATGGTGGCACCCAGCCACAGGTTTCCAGGTGGAGTCCACCCGTTGGCGCGGTCTAGGAGCGTGCCGTACATCATCGCGTTAGCGTTGCCTATCCGCTTCGTTAGCAGCAACCAGTCAAGGTTCGGTGTGGCCTCAATCAAGTTAAACAGGTCCGCGCGCCACTGTGGATCTACCTCGTTGTCGAAGACATCGGCCAGTGACGCGCAGAACACCCGCTGCCGGCGGCCGTGCTGCGCCTGGAAGGCTTCGTGCGCCCGATTCCACTTCTCGGGCTCGCTCCATGTCTTGGTGCGGTGGCGTGCCTGGCCGGGGCCCCACTGGATGCCAAGCGCGCGGCTGGCCGTGTTGACGGCCGCATAGCAGTTGTCGCAGCCCGGGCTGACCTGGGTGCAGCCGATCCACGGGTTGAAGGTGTGGTCGGCCCATTCAATTTTTGTGTTCTCGCTCATTTGCGATACCCCTTTGGAATGCAGACCGGCTCACCATTGGCGGCATGAACCAGATGCGCCTCGCCGTAGGTTTCCCGGCAGTGCTTGGCAGCGGCCAGGTCACGATCCAGCGGCCTGACAGGCTCAGGCTCACGGAATCGGACATCAAGGTTGCAGCTGGCCGCAATGGCGAGTGCGGCAGCGCAGGCATAGAGCCAGGTGAAGAGCGGGCGGGTCACGCTTGCCTCGCTTTCACCGCGTCGACCACGGCTTTGCACTGGGCCACATCGAACATGCCGATGTGGGCCTGCTTGCGGGGGATGCCCAAGGATTGCGCCAGCCACTTGTAGGCTTCAACCCGGCGCATGGAGCCATCGCGCCAAAGCGGGTCGAAGACGGAATGCGCGCGGTTTTTAGCCCTGCGCAGTTCGGCATTGGCCAGCCGGCCAAGGGGAACCACGGTGCCCGGGTGGCAGCCCACATAGGCATTGCAGGGCGCGCAGGAGTAGAACTTCTTTTCGTGCAGGTCCGGGCGGTGCGGGTAAATCACATCGCCGGACACAAGGACGGAAGGCCCGGAGCAGTAGGGGCAGGCAGGGGCGGGGCTGTGCTGTGCGCTCATACGCCCTCCACATGCTGAGTAGTAGCCCGACCAAAGCACTCCACCTCGGCCCTGCGCTGAATCGTGGTTTCACGATATTGAGCAAAGATGCGCCCGACCTTGTGAACATCGCCACGTTGCAGGGCTTGGAGAATTGCCGCGCCGTACTCGCTGGAACATTCCGCGAGGTCGTCAGCGTCAAACCCTGCGGCTGCGCGGACTTTGGCCGTGTCCCATTCAGTCTCTAAAACCTCGACGCCGTAGAACTTGTCCAGTTCGGCATCGGTAACAGGACGGTCCCAAGAGCTTGCAAACACTGCTGCGTCTGCGCGTTGGACTGTGGTTAGTTGCATGTGTTGCTCTCCGGTTAGTTAATCGCCCACTCACTGCGGAACACTGTTCCTAAAGCGCCCTCTGCGTCCTGTCGGGCTTACTGGCTTCGTATCGCTTGCCAGCTCTTGTCGTTTTGTGATGCGATGGGATAGACTCTAAGGCATATTTGCCTGTATGTCAAGGCATAGATGCCTACAAAATGGCAAATTTTTTTGAGTGGGGGTTGACCCCTGCTCAGTTTTTGGCTTCTTTTAGCAACTGCTGTAGCCGTGCGTACAGGTCGCGTTCGGGTGCGCTCTGCTGGATGACCGGAGGGTTTGAAGGGTCAAGGCCAGGAATCAAAATCTGCCACGCGTTTAACCCAAAAGCATGCGCCAGCGCGTCGATTTGCTTGAGCGTCGGGCTGTTGGATATGTTCAATATCCGGCCCACACTTTTCTGGTCAATCTTGGCGGCTTTGCCCACGGCAGCTTGCGTGCCTAGCCCCGCGTTGTTGCGCATCAGGTTACGCAGGTTCTCTGACAGCACTTTGTGGACCATGCTCAATTGTTTTCCAGAACCCTAGGCATTTGTGCCTTGACAATGAGGCAAATCTGCCTTAGAGTTTGGGTATGGAACAAATCAACATGCTCGATTTGGTGGTCGCAGAGCTTGAGGCCAGGGTCGGCGATTTGCGCAAAGTCGCAACTGATACAGGCATCCCCTACGACACCATCCTTCGCGTAAAGAACCGCGAAAACGACCCGGCATTTAGTCGCGTTGCCACTCTCTATGAGTACCTCTTTCCGGTCAACGCCACTGACGCCGCTTGAGCCATGCCTCCTGTCACACCACGCCCAAATACCCAGCGCGCAGGTTCCCGGCCTGCATCCGCACCCCTTGTCTCCCCAATGCCTACATACCCCAGGTTCCTCCTCCCTGAACTGGGTGGCATTGGTTTCCCCGCTGGCCTTCGGGCTGGTGGGGCTTTCTATTCCGCGCATCCAGTCGGGGAGCGCATCGGCAACGTGAGTCCATGGGTTTGTTTTCATGGACTGAATGCTCCTTTTTTTGTCCAGAAAAAGCATTGCGAACCGTTGCGAAAGATTCGCAATGGTCAGGAAGGTAGCCCATGGATTCGCTGAATCAAGCCCTCATTGACTGCGTACGCGCTGCGGGCGGCTCGAAGGTCGTCGGGCCTGCACTGTGGCCCGAAAAGATGGCAGACGCAGCCCAGCGCCTATTGCTTGACTGCCTGAATGAAGACAGACCGGCGCACCTCACGCCCGAGCAGATGGCTTTTGTGTTCTCCATGGCAAAGCAGCGCGGCTTTCATGGCGGCATTGGGTATCTGCTGTCTTCGCTGGGCTATGCGCCAACGGTGCCGCTTGAGCCCAAGGACGAGGCCGGCGAACTAATGCGGCAAGTGATTGAGGGCCAGCGATCACTGTCAGAAAAGATTGACCGGCTGAACAAGCTGCAACCGAGTTTGAGGGCTGTTGCATAGCCCACAAAGCGAAAACCCCGCAGGACAAGTGCGGGGCTTCTAAACATCAACCAACTTAAACAGGAAATTGGAAATGTCTGGCTCAAGTTTAGACGATTACGAGAAATTTCTCAAGGCCAAGGTCAAGATGGCCGATACCTTGGGATTTGAGATTGAGGATTTGGACGTGAATCCGCTTCTCAAGCCACACCAGCGGGCAATGGTCCGCTGGATGGTCCGCATGGGCCGCGCGGCATGCTTTGCGGCTTTCGGCCTGGGCAAGTCGGTAATCCAGCTGGAGACGGTGCGGATCATCTTGGCCAAGGTCGGAGGCCGGGCCATTATCGTGGCACCGCTTTCCGTGCGGCATGAGTTTGCCCGCGATGCCGCCATGCTGGGCATCAAGACCAAGTTCATCCGCCGCATCGAAGAGTGCGAGCCCGGCATTGATGTCTACCTCACCAACTACGAGAGCGTGAGAGACGGAAAGTTAGACCCGCGGCAATTCAACGTAGCCAGCCTTGACGAGGCTTCATGCCTGCGGGGATTTGGGGGCACCAAGACATTTCGTGAATTCATGGCCGTGTTTGCTGGCGACCGCAAAACCATGAATGACCGCATCTACACCGATGGCGTGAAGTATCGGTTTGTCGCCACGGCAACACCGAGCCCGAACGAATACATCGAATTGCTGGCCTATTCGGCATTCCTGGGCGTCATGGATGTTGGCCAGGCAAAGACACGCTTTTTCAAGCGCGATTCCACCAAGGCCGACACACTGACCATTCACCCGCACAAGATTAAAGAATTTTGGATGTGGGTTGCGTCCTGGGGCTTGTTTGTGCAGAGGCCCTCTGATCTGGGGTTTTCAGACGAAGGCTATGCACTGCCCGAAATGGATATTCGCTGGCACGAAATACCAGGTGACCATGCCGACGCCGGTACCGACTTTCGGGGTCAACATCTTCTCATCAAAGAACAGGCTGTTGGCCTGTCGGAAGTCGCCAAGGAAAAGCGCGAAAGCTTGCCGCAGCGGATTGCGAAGCTGCTGGAAATTCGCGCCGAGGATCCTCTGTCGTCTCGCATTATTTGGCACGACCTTGAAGCCGAGCGCTACGCCATTGAAAAGGCCATTCCCACGGTCATGAGCGTTTATGGCTCTCAAGACGAAGACTTGAAGGCGGACCGAATCATTGGGTTTTCTGATGGCGAGTTTCAAGAGCTTGCCGGCAAGCCTTCCATGCTGGGCTCAGGGTGCAATTTTCAGCGGCATTGCTCATGGGCTGTATTCCTGGGAATCGGCTTCAAGTTCAACGACTTTATCCAAGCCGTTCACCGCATCTACCGATTCCTGCAGACCAATCAAGTCCGCATTGATTTGATCTACACGGAGCAGGAGCGCGAGGTGCGCCGCATCCTCGAAACCAAGTGGGAACAACACAAAACGACGGTAGACGAAATGACAAAAATCATTAAAGAGTTTGGCCTGAGCAATGCCGCCATGGAAGAGTCGCTGCAGCGTGCCATGGGCGTCGAGCGGATCGAGGTTGCCGGCAACAGTTTCCGGGTTGCGCATAACGACTGCATCAAGGAAACACGCCTGATGGAAGAGAGCAGCGTGGACATGATCCTGACCAGCGTTCCGTTTTCAACGCAGTACGAATATTCGCCGAACTACGCGGACCTGGGCCACACCGACAACAACGCTCACTTTTTCGAGCAAATGGATTTCCTGACGCCCGAACTGATGCGGGTATTGAAGCCTGGCCGCGTGGCCGCTATCCACGTCAAGGACCGGATCGTGCCCGGTGGCCTGACGGGCCTTGGCTACCAGACTGTCTACCCGTTCCACATGAAATGCACGGAGCATTACACCCGGCACGGCTTTGGCTACATGGGAATGATTACCGTGGTCACAGACGTGGTGCGCGAGAACAACCAGACCTATCGGCTTGGCTGGACCGAGGTATGCAAGGACGGCTCAAAAATCAGCGTTGGCATGCCTGAGTACATCTTGCTGTTCCGCAAGGCTCCCACAGACACCTCGAATGCCTATGCCGATGAGCCGGTCACGAAAAGCAAGCCCGACTGTCTGGACGAGCATGGCAACGTGGTCCCGTTCAAGCGCGGGGAAAAGGAGATTCCCGGTACCGGCTACAGCCGCGCACGCTGGCAGACAGACGCGCACGGATTTTGGCGCAGCAACGGCAACCGTTACCTGACGCCTGACGAGCTCGAAACGCTCAGCCATGCGCAGATATTTCGCTGGTTCCGCGACTTCCACATTCACAACATCTATGACTATGAACACCACGTCAAGATTGCCGAGACGCTGACCCAACAAGGCAGGCTGCCCAGCGGTTTCATGCTTTTGCAGCCGCCTTCCCATATTCCTGACGTGTGGACAGACGTGGCGCGCATGCGGACGCTGAACATGCTCCAGCAGCGCAAAGGGCAGGAGCAGCATCTTTGCCCGATGCAATGGGATATTGCCGACCGCCTGATTGAGCGATTTACCAACAAGGGTGAAACGGTATACGACCCATTTGGCGGGATCATGACGGTGCCCTATCGGGCCATTCTCAAGGGTCGAAAAGGTGTGGCGGCCGAGTTGTCGCCACGGTACTTTTTTGATGGCGTTCACTACCTGCAGGCCGCAGAGCGCGAGCTTGAAATGCCGTCACTGTTTGACACGCTGCCCGTACCGGAAGAGGCGCAGGAAAGCGATTTGCCGCAAGAACTGGAGGCCGCATGACCCGCTGCTACATCGCCGGCCCGATGACCGGAAAACCCGACCTGAATTTTCCGGCATTTGAAGCCGCCGCGCGCCATCTGCGGCGCAATGGCCATGACGTGGTGAATCCGGCAGAAATCAACCCGGACCACAAGATGCCCTGGGCCGAGTGCATGCGCCGCGACATTGCCGCCTTGGTCACTTGTGAGGCCATCTACCTTCTTCCCGGCTGGCGTGAAAGCAAGGGCGCGACCCTTGAGCACCACATTGCCGAGCGACTTGGACTACGAATTCTGGAGGCCGCATGAAAACTGCCGTCACGCAAACCAGCCTGCACAGCTACGACGCCCTGAAAGCATCCGGTTTCAAGGGCCAACATGCCGCGATCTGCTCACGCATGGAGCGCGGCAAGGTTTACAGCCGGCGCCAGGTCGCCAAGGTCTGCGGCCTCGAAACCTCGACCGTTGCCGCACGAGTCAACGACCTGGTGAAGTTTGGCCAGGTAGTCGAGGTCGGGACCATCAAATGCCCGATCACCGGTAAACACGTCGGGGCCATCAAGCTCGCTGACGCCCAAGGGGAGCTGCTGCAATGAGAAAACCATACGCCACACAGCCGGGCACGATCCCGCATCGCGCGGTCGAAGCGCTTAAGGCGCTGGGCCCGGGCGCCGAATTGAGCAATGCCGAGCTGGCCGATCAGCTCGACGTCAACCCTTTCTCGCTGATTCCATGCTTGGCTATTCCGCGAAAGCGCGGAGCGTTGAAAGCACGTCGAGACGAGACCCGCCACGGCTGGCCCGTCATGTGGAGCATTGGCAATGGCATTCCTGAGCCCGTTGCGCAGGATCCAGAAGATGGTGCGGCAGAGGACGATCCGCCCAAGCCCAAGATCGTGGCCAGCGACGTCGCGCAGCGCGTCCAGACATCCGCTTTTCCCGGCCTGACTGCAGCGACAGTCAATATTCCCGAGTCTATTGCTACAAATAACGTAGCTATCGAAGTCCAAAAGACAAGGGCTCCCGGATATTTTTACTGCGGCCTCGACCTGCAGGGCAATCTGATCATCACCGACGGCGAAGAGGAAATCCGCTTCAGCGCCGTCAAGGCCGAACTCATTGGCCGTGTGCTGGGAGCGCCCAGGGGATGAATCCTGCAGCACCCTACCCAGCAGATGCGCGCGCCAAGGGCTGGCGGTTTGAGCTTGACTACGAGCGCATTGGGCAATCTGGCACATGGGCGCTGGCCGCCCAGCCCGGAAAGGAATCGTGCCGCCCGCTATTGCTCATGCAGTGGCTGGTGGCTTGGACGCAAGAGCCCTGCGGGACGCTACCGAACGACGAAGAGGTCATTTCTGCCCTGATCGGCGTGGGGCCGAAGGTGTGGGCCAAGCATCGCGCCATTCTGATGCGCGGCTGGTGGCTTGCTGACGATGGCCTGTTGTATCACCCAACCATCACCAAGCGGGTGCTTGAAATGCTTGAGTATCGACGCAAGACCGCAGAGCGAGTGGCGAAGCACAAAGCAGAGAAGCGAGAGCAACAGATCGGTAACGTGTTACCAACAGTACCGATAACAGTTAAGAACGACACCGGAACCGGAACCGGAACCAGTATTTCTAAAGAAGAGAGAGAGTGGGTTAACTCAGCGTCGGCCCGCGCTTTGTCGAAACAGGCAGCCGAAGCCATGGCCAAGGCCGGGAACGTCGAGGCTGTCGCCACCAATCCCCAGCTGCTCCACCTACTTTTTTTGGGAATGACGGTTGGGGAATTGGAGACCGCTGCCGCCGAATCGCGGGGCAAGTCAAATGCCTTCACCTACGCGATGGCCAGGGCTATCGGCAAGCGCGAGGATGCGGCGCGGATTGGTACTCTGCCGCCTCTCAAAACCGCCAGCGCTGACCCCGATTCCCGGTCCGCTGTCGAGGCCGAAGCCAAGGCCAAAGGCATCAAGCCGTGGGACGAAATCAGCGAGCAATGGCCGGCATACAAGGCCCGGGTGCGTGCCGCCAAAGCGATGGAGGCCGCATGATTCCGCTTCCCGACATTTCGGCAGACTGGCTTCTCGGCCGGGTGCGCGACAACGGCGAAGGTTGCTTGGTGTGGGTGGGTTACAGCCAAAATGGCGATCCGAAAGCGAACTTTGGCCCCGGGCCTGTGAACGTCCGCCGAGCGATCTGGAAGGCCATGACGGGCGCCGATCCGAGGCCCGGGTACATCGTCAGGTGTTGCTGTGAAACCTTCAACTGCGTCGAGCCGGCGCACGTCGTCCAGCTGCCGGCCAGCTATCGGAACAAAGGCCGCAAGCAAACCATTCAACAAAGAGCTGCCACAGCTGCGGCGCTTCGTGCCAAGTCGAAAATCAAGGACGAAATCGAGGCCATCCGGTCATTGGAACGAACCCAGCGGCAAGAGGCCGAGCGGCTTGGGATTTCTCAAGCCATGGTGAGCCGGATCCGCTTGGGCAAAAACTGGGCCCCGATGACGACTCCCTTTTCCGGACTGGGGGCGCGGTGAGCCAAGCCATGGACCGGGTGCAGGCCGGCATAGAAGCCTCTGCCGCTCGCCATCTTAGGGAAATGCGGAGGGGTGCATGATCGTCGAATCAATCCTGAAAGTGAAGCGCCCGATTGCCCCGAACTGGCAACGCGCTGCATGGTGGCAATGCCCGCCGCAATTGGCCGCGCTGGGTTATCCGGTTGAAGCGTGGGAGCATCGCAAATCGGGGCTATTTGTTCTGTCCGCGATTGAGGTTGCCCGCGACCGGGGCCAGCCTGACCTTGGTCCCGAGTATCACCTGAGCGTAAGCCTGAGCGGCCAACGATGCTCATTGGCTGATGCGCTATTTGCGCTCGCCGCTTTTGGGCTGGAGGATGCCAAAGAGGACAACCATGTTCCCAATGGCCGCGTTCGCAATTTCTGGCGTCCGGTTGCCGACCATTTGAGCGGCTACGAATGCCCATGCGTCGATGATGAGCCGGCGATTCGTGAAGACAAGGGTGATTTTGTTTGGCGGGGGCTTACGTCATGACAACCACCAGCCCCATCCTGGTCTGCCCAGTCATCCCGCTGCGCCATCTTCCCGACTGCGAGCGCGACGTGATCCGCCGCTTTGTCTCCGAGCATGTCCGGGGCATGGATGCCGCCAATCACCGCCGCTGGATGCGCCTGTGGGGGCAGATATTCAAAGCAGAGGCCGGCGAAGGTTTCCAGTTCTACCGCCTCGAAGAGCGCAGCGGGCCATTCCACCGGCGCCACCGAGTCATTTTGGAGAAGTTGTTTCACGCGCAGGAGCGTTTTAGGCTGTTGGAGCCAATGCACGATTGGATAAAAGTCCGGTGTTATTTCGTCACATGGGGCGAGGGCTCACGCGGCCAACCCATGCCGGTGCCACGGTCAACCAACTTTGACGAATGCCCGGAGGCGGACATGCGCGAACTGCACACCCGCATGGTTGACTTGCTGCACGAACCAACGGCGCAGCGCTATCTGTTCCCCAAAGTCAAGGCCAGCCAGCGGCAGGGGATGGTAGATGCCGTCCTGGCGGACGAGCAGGAGGCCGCATGACCCCAGACACCCCCAATACCCAAGCACCGCCAAAAGAGGCTATTGCCATTGTGATCGACGAAAACGAACTGTACGCGCCGACTACTGGCCCGCAGTCTGGCACCTGGCTATTTGCGATGCACGTCGAGGTGATTGATTTTTACGCCGAACCCGTCACGGCCCATTGACTGGAAATAGGAGCACACCATGGAACTGAACCCGCAACGCGAATTGACCTTTGGCGAAAAAGCTGTAGGTCTGACCTTCAACCCCGGCAACAACCCGGAAGTGGACGCATGCAAGCGCATCTTTGCCGCAGCCATCGACCAGATGCATGAACTGCGCGGGGCGCTCTCAAGCGGCCCCGGGCAGGCGCGCCACGCCAGCATTGCCATCACCCAGATCGAGGACGCACAGATGCGCGCGGTCAAGGCGATTACCTGGAAGGACTAAGCCATGAGCCACCACGGGCAAACACCACCGCACATTCAGCGTCAACTCAGCGATTCCATGCGTCAAGTCTTTGGCGAATTTCCAAACGGGAAACTCAACGATGACGACGCCGGGGCATTGGCATTCAGCGTCAGCACGGAAGCTGGCCGCGTTGTGGTGCGTTTCCCCAAGCCTGTCGCATGGATGGGTATGACAGGGGACGAAGCGATGGAACTGGCCCAGTTGCTTTTGAAGCATGCCAGGTCGGCGGGAATCACCAGCCCATTGATTATTCAACTGGGGTAGCCATGCTCAAGCGCTCAGGCTTCACCCGTAAGCAGCCCGGCAACAAGCGGCCCAGCGTTATCAAGGAATTGCGCAGCACCAAGGGATTGAAAGTCAAGCCCATGAGCGACTACCTCGAAGCCGTGATTGCTGAAGCCGTCACCGACTTTGGCGTGATGTTCTCGGTCAGCCGGTGGGAGCAATACCGTGCAGAGTAAAAACAAGCCGGCCATGACCAAGGCAGAGCGCGCCCACGTTGCCCGGCTTGCCCAGATGGAATGCGTGGTGTGCGGCGAGCATGGGCCCAGCCAGGTGCACGAATTCGAGCAGGGGCAATGGTTTACCAGCGTTCCCCTATGCGCGCCATGTCACACCGGCCCCCAGGGCTGGCACGGCACCCGGTTTCGCTGGGCCCGGCTCAAGATGGACATGCTCAAGGCGATCAACGAGACGCTGAAAAGGCTGGCGGCGTGAACTGCATGACATGTACCCACGCCACCACGAAAAGCCCAACAGGCGGCACATCCGTTCATCGGCAATCCATGTGGCGCCTTGGATTCGTCGGCTTCCGGCTGGACCGCGAAGAGGGAAAAACCTACAGCGCGACGGCCGAGCGCGAATGCGCCAAGTGGCAGCAGGCCACCCCAGAAGATCTTCGACTCAGGAGCCCACGATGATCCAGTTCACCATTCCCGGAGAGCCTGTTGCAAAAGGGCGCGCGCGCTCATTTGTCCGCGGCGGCCATGTTGCCCACTACACCCCGGAAAAAACGGCCCGGTATGAGAACCTGGTAAAGCTGGCCGCCCAACAAGCCATGGACGGCCTGCCACCGGCCGACGGAGCCATCACGCTGACCGTGCGGGCTTACTTCGGCATTCCGGCCAGTTGGTCGAAGAAGCGCCAAGCAGCCGCCCTGGCCGGAGTCGAGCACCACACCAAGCGGCCGGATCTGGACAACGTGGTGAAAGCGATCAAGGACGGCATGAACGGCGTGGCCTGGCGCGACGACTGCCAAGTGGTCCAGCTTAAGGACTGCCGCAAAACCTATGGAGAGACGCCACGGGTCGAAGTCATTGCATCGCGGGTCTGACCATGGTGCTCGACTCCTACATGTACGGCGACCCAGAAACGGTCCTGATCCGCAAGCAAGAAGAGGCCGCCCGCAAACAGACCGCCTGCGGGCAATGTATCCACCACAAACAGATGGAGTTCCAGGGCGAAAACTGGCACTTCTGCGAGTTCAAAAGGCGCACCTATGGGACGCGCTGCGAGCTCTACACCACGGAGAAAAAATGCAGACCGTAGAAAAAACCTTGACTGTCGGAGTCGGCTACGGCGTGCGCGCCAAGGTGCGCCGAATGTCGCGGCGCCAGATAAAAAAAGCTCTGTCGCGCAGGTTGCGGGTATTGCTTGGTGCCCCGCTCAACAACGAGACGGCAGACAAGGCGCGTGCGATACGCGATGCCTTTTTGTACGCCCCATTCAATTACCGCCTGACCATCAAAGTGCCGGCCAGCGCGCCAGATTTCACGATGCCTTTTGAGTGGCAGGAATACTGAAATGAAAAAGGCCCCGACGTCGCCAAACGCCGGAGCCTTCCGAGAGAACCAAAGGAACTGAAGCGCCTTCATTCTACCGGAGCCCGACCCATGATCGCAACAACTGAAAAGCCGGATACGCAAGAGCAGTACCAGACTGCCGTCAACACGTCGAACCTCCGAATCGAGGTGGACCGCCCAAACCGGGGCGACATCATCCTGGCCGCCGGCATGAGCAAGTCACGGCTGGGCGCATCCCTGCTGAGGCTCTACACGGAATGGGACAGCAGCGAAAAGCTGCCCAAACTGACCAAAAAGGCAATCGAGACCCTGGCGGCCACCATGCCGACCAAGGCCGGCAAGCCCAACCACGCCAAAGCGGCCGAGACCGCCGCGAACTGGCACATGCACGAAATGAAGCTGCTGATGGGCAAGCTCAAGACGCTCCCCGAGGTCCGGGCGGCCGTGGTGTGGCAGGCCACCGTCTGGGGCATTTCCGAGCCGGAACAGGTCACCGCCTCGGCTTTGCTCTGGTGGCTGGCCCCTACCTGCCAGACCTGTCACGGAGTCGGATGGCTATTCAAGGAAAGCCAGCCGGCGCAGATCTGCACCAAATGCCGGGGCTCGACGCGGGGCGGCATCCCGTGCGGCGAAGCTGGCCGGAAAGTGGTGAATCACCTGGACGATTGCGTGAATGTCGCGCGCCAGTCCATTCATGGCAGGCTGAGGGCATTTTCCAGGGCTGGCGCAAAAAAAGATTGCACAACCACAAAAAATGTGGATAATGCCGCCAAGGATGGCACGGCCTGCTGAGTCCGTCGCCCCTGAAAAGCCTAACGTCTGCGGGAGTCAGTCTCACCGCCGAAGCTGTTTCAGGGGGATGCTTTCCCCGGAAATTCTTTAAGGGCTCGCAGATCGCGGGCCTTTTCGCTTTAACGCATGGTGATTGCCAGAGTCTGCAAATGCTCTGGAGTACGGGCTACATGCAGGACGGCCCCGAAACTGCAAACAGTCACCAGCCGTTAGCGCGAGTGCTCAGGGGACTGGAAGCGACCAAAGCGAGGAATCGCCCACGGTAAAAAGGTTTCGGCCTTCTGAAAAACCGAGAAACAGGCAACCCACCGGCAAACGACGTGCGCATAACCTGCCGGGCGCACGCGGTGATCGGACCCGCAAGCACGCTGAAAATGCCAGAGATCAGCACTGGCCGCGCTAGAAGATAAATTACCCAAGGCCGCCGCAGTGCGGGCTTTATTCATTCAGCCGTCAACCTTTGATGGCCCCCAAGTTTCGGCGGAAACGCCGGTCAGACCGACCCCGTAGTACCTTGCTTGAAGCCTCGGTGCTGCCGTGAGGCCACGGCACCCCGGGAACCGCTGACCGCCCCGTTCCCGGCATGTCCGGGCATTGCAGACGGCCGCCGAATTCAACCCGCAGACCAGGTGCGCAATTCCTGCTGACAGCGGCCGCCAGGCCACGCAATCCGCGCACCCCTGTAGCCCATCGCCGCTCATCAAGTGGGTATGTAACAGCGGCACCCCAGCACGTTCAAAGGCCATCGCTAAAGCTCCCTTTGCAAAGCGGTAGCGCGGGGCTGGGCAACCGAATCTCCCAAGGAATCCACTATGAACGCATCCCAAAGCGGCGCCGGGACAGCCCTTGCCGCCTTCTGCGCCCTGTTCAACAGCGGGAGCCTGGTATTCCTGAGTGGGGCCATGCCGGCGTCAACCACATCAGCGGCGTCCCCGGCCTCCCAATGGCTGGTAACGGACCCCAAAGACAACTTCACGGCCAAAGCATGAGCGGTGCAATCCTCCTACCGTCAACCGTCGCCCCGGGCGCCCTGGGAGTCATCACCCTTGACTTCTCGGACAACCTGGCGGCTGGCGAATCCCTGACGGGCATCAGTTCGAGCGCGGTCAAACTCACGGCGGGCCTGGATGCCACCCCGGCCGCGCTGATCACCAGCGCCCCGGTGGTTTCCAGCAATGGGTATCAGGTCAGCTTTGGCGTGACCGGCAGGAGCGACCAGGCGGATTACGAGGTAACCATTGTCTGCGCCACCAGCAACAGCCTGAAAAGCTTGCCAATGGCGGTGACGATTCAGGTAAGGGCGCTGTGATATGGCCGCCAAAGCACTAGACAAAGCCAAGGCCGACGCGATCCTAATCGACTGGCGGTTGGGTCAATTAAGCCAGCAGCAGATTGCCGAAAAACACGATGTCAGCAAAGGCGTCGTAAACAAAATTTGCAAAGGCGTGGAACAGGACGCCGCAAGTAACGTGACCGCCGGAATCCAGTATTGGCGCGGGTTAAAAGGTCATGATGACCGCATGGTGACCGCAATTGAGAACGAGGTCACGATCCAATCCAAGCGGTTGGACCTGTTGGCAGAGTTGGCCATGGATAACGTAAAGCAAGCCATGGAAGCCAAATGCAACGGGCAAGCCGATTTCCGACATCGGGCCATGACAATCAATGCCGCCAAGGAAAATCTTGTCGGCAAAACACCGACCGTAGCCGTGCAAGTAAACCAGGGCGGGTCTGGATTCTCGAGCGTCGAACAGTTCAAGGAAGCCGGCGCCGAGCTTTTGCAAAAAATCTGACGTGCTCAGTCAATCGGATATTGAGGCGGCGGCAGTCCTGGCGCAAAACAGGCAGCTCAGCCTGTACAACTTTAGCCGGGCGATTTTTCTGGGGCGCAGGGGATACCGCTGGCAGCAGGCCCCGCACCATGTCAAGATTTGCGATGCGCTGGAAAGGGTTTTTCGGGGCGAGTGCAAGCGGCTGATCATCAACATCCCGCCCAGGTATTCCAAAACCGAGTTGGTGAAGTGCTTCATTGCATGGACGCTCGGACAGGCGCCGGACAGCGAGTACATCTACACGTCCTATTCCGGGCGGCTGGCTGCAGCGTCATCATGGGACATCCGGGAGATGGTGCAGACCCCGCTGTATCAGCGAATTTACCCCGGTGTGGCGCTCAGGAACGACAGCCAGGCAAAAGACGAATGGCGGACCGAGGCCGGCGGGATCATGTATTCCGTTGGTGCCGGTGGCACGATTACGGGATACGGAGCCGGCAAACACAGGGGGGGCTTTGGGGGTTGCCTGCTGATCGATGATCCGCACAAGGCCGACGAAGCGCGGTCTGACGTGATGCGCCAGAACGTGATCGAGTGGTTTCAAAACACATTCGAAAGCCGCAAAAACTCGCCAGACACACCGATCATTTTGGTGATGCAGCGGCTGCACGAAGACGATCTGGCCGGCTTTTTGTTGGATGGCGGTAACGGCGAAGAGTGGGAACACCTCTGCCTTTCTGTCATTCAAGACGACGGCACGGCCCTCTGGCCTGAAAAACACAATCTGGAAACTTTGGAGCGCATGGAGCAGGCCGCTCCGTACATGTTTGCCGGTCAGTACCGGCAGCGGCCAGCACCACCGGAAGGCGGTTTGTTCAAGCCTGAAAAGCTCAAGATTGCCGAATTTATGCCGCAGGGCCTCACGATGGCCAGGGGTTGGGATTTGGCGGCCACCGAAGAAGCGCAGGGGAAAAAGCCAGATTGGACCGCTGGTGCCTTGGTGGGCCGCGACGACCTGGGCCAAATCTACATTTGCCATATCAGCCGATTCCGCGGGAGTCCGCTGGCGGTCGAGCAGGCGCTGCTGACCACGGCGGCGATGGATGGCTATGAGGTGCCAATCAGCGGGCCACAGGATCCAGGGCAGGCCGGCAAGGCCCAGGCATTCGGGTTTATCCAAAAGCTCGCCGGATATGACGTGGAATTCACGCCGGAAACCGGGAGCAAGGCAACGCGGGCAGCGCCGCTGGCCGCTCAGGTGGAAGCCGGAAACGTCTTTATGGTTCGCGGTGAATGGAATCAGGCCTTTGTCGATGAGTTGAGGATGTTCCCCAATGGATCATTCGACGATCAGGTAGACGCCTGCAGCCGGGCATTCCATAGGCTTTTAACGGCCAAGCGCTGGTCCTTCGGGTCGGTATAGGAAACTATGAGCAAAAAACCGACATTCACAGCACGATTGGGCGAGTGGGCTGGCGACAGGATTGCCAGCGCCATCTGGGCTGGCCGCTTGCGCAAGAACCCGGCGCGCGATACCGTGCCCTATGCCAAGCTGATGAGCATTGGCGGCCAGCGCTACACGCGCGACCGGCCCATGATCAAACCGACGCCCAGCAACCTGCGCCGGTTTAGCCGGACCGTGTACGCGCGCCGGGCCATCAACTACGTAAAAAACTCCGTGGTCGGGCTGCGCTGGGAAGTCGTGGCAAAACCAGAGGTCACCGAATCGGCCGAGATCAAGCGGCAAATCGAGACGGTAAAAAAGTGCTTGGAAAAGCCCAACACCGACGATTCTTTCCGCTCCATGATGGAGCAGGTATCCGAAGACATTCTGGTGTGTGGTGCCGGCGCGATTGAGCAGGAGGTTGGGGCCCATGAGTTGCGCCCGCTCTGGCTGTGGCCGGTTGACGCGCTTTCCATCGAAATCTACGCGGCGTGGTCTGGCGACAAGAGCGAGCCACGCTACTCCCAAACCATGGGTTACGGCAACGTGGGCGGCACGCGCGGCATCACGCTGACCAATGACCAGCTGATCTACATCAAAAAAGACCCGAGCACAGACAATCCCTTTGGCCTTGGCAGTCTGGAAATTGCCTTTAGCTCCATCAACCGCCTGCTTTCCACGGCTGACTATGCGGGTAACGTGGCCGGCAACAGCCAGCCGGCCAACATTCTGCAGTTCCCCGGCATGGATGCCACGACCCTGGATAAATTCCGGGAGTACTGGCGCAACGAGGTCGAAGGCCAGGGCCAGACGCCCATGGTGGGCGGCGACAAAGACGTCAACGTGCTGGCGCTGCGCGGTGCCAGCGACGACGCCCTGTACCTCAAGTATCAGGAATTCCTGATTCGGGAAATTGCGACGGCATTTGAAATCAGCCCGAGCAATCTCGGCATCGAGGCCGACGTCAACCGCAGCACCGCAGAGGTCTCGGTAGACAAGGATTGGCAGGCCGCCATCATCCCGCTGGCGACCAACATTGCCAGTTACATCAACCGCGAAGCCATTGAAGGCCGGCTGGGCTTTTCTCAGATCGAATTCAAGTGGCTTGGCATTGACCGCGACGACGAAGAGCTGCTGTCCAAGATTCACGGCGCGTACTACGAAATGAACGCGCTGACGCCGAACGAAATACGCGAAAAACTGGGCCGCGAGCCCTCGAAATCTCAGTGGGCTGATTTGAATGCAGCCGATGTAGAGATCGCCAAACTCGCCGCGCGCGGGCTTGCGACCGACCTTGATACCAACATCAAGAACAAGCCGCAAAAAGGCGCAGCCAAACCAACCAAACAACCGAAAGTTGAGGATTAATCATGAAATTTGCTCACGCCATCGCCGTTCCCAGCGGCGCAGTCCAAGCCAATCAAGGCCAAGTGCTGATCGGCAGCATTCCCGGTGTTGCCAATGCCGCGGGCGGCGGTGCAGGCGCTGCCGTGGTCACCGCAGTGTCGGTGCCCGGTCTGCCGGCCAGCTATTCCGTCCTGGTCAACCCCGGGCAAGACGCTACCGCTTTTGTCAGCGGCAAAACCTCCACCGGCTTCAATGTGACGCTCACGCCGCGCCTTGCCGCCAACACCCTGGCGGCCGGCACGTTCGACGTCGTGATCGTCGCCTGATCAAAGTTCAACCACCACCCGCATAGGAGCCCATCATGGCACTCATTACCCCCTTGAAAGCGCTGACCATCCTCGCCAGCGAGCAATCGACCGTCATCGCCGCCGTTGGCTCGGAAGACGCCACCGGCATGCTGAGCGCTGTTGTCACCAGCTTGCAAGAAGTGCAGATCCAGTTGACCCGCTTGGCAGCGTACCTGCCGGCTGGCACGAATCTGACGGCCATCAACACCGCGTTGACCACGATTGCCTGATCATGGCAGCAGCAGTCAACGCAACCGCCGCCCGCGTCACGCTCGAGCAGCTGATCGCCAAGCAGCCAACGCCGGCCAACTTTGCGCAACAGTACCGCTTGGCGGCCCTGGAAATCAAGTTGGGCGAGCTCAAGCAGCTGGTGACCCAGATCAACTCTGCCGGCGGCATCACCAACTCGACCGTGGCCACTGACCTGGCTACGCTGACGAGCCTGCTGTAGCCGTGGCAAAGCCGTCCAAGGAAACCGCCAAGGAATTGGCGCAGCCGGTCTCGTTTGTCGCCACGGTATCGGCTGCAGCCCGTGCGGCCGCCGTGGCGCGCAACTACGAACTTGAGGGCCAGCTTGTGCGTTGCGAAACGCTGGCTGGCAACCTCAAGGCGTTTATTGCCACGATGGGCGAAGTGCCGGCCAACGTTTCCGAAGCATTCAAGGCGCTGGAAGCCGTTTTGTAAAGCACTCCCATGTCCCTGACCAAAGACCAGCGCGCCGCGCTCGCCGAGACGGATTTCGCCGTGCCTGGCAAGCGCAAGCTGCCAATCCACGACGCCACGCACGTCCGGCTCGCCCGCGAGACCGTGCTACGCACCAAAGACCTGACCGCTGAAGAGCGGACAGAGGCGACGTGCCGGATTTTGGCCAGGGCAGAAGAGCTGGGTGTGGATACGTCCTCTTGGCAGTCCGATTCCATCGTCTCATTCGAGTGCATGGCAATCGAAATGCCGAAATGGGACGGCCACCCCAACCGCATGCCGTTTTCCGGCGTGCTGACCAGGGTCGATGAACCCAGCGACATTGCGCCCCACGGCTCCAAAGGCCACCGGGTCTACATGTCGAAAGAAGTCGCGGAACGCGCTCTGCCCAGCCTGTTGGGCATGGGTGTGGATTACGAGCCCGGCTTTCAGGGTCACGACCCCCAAAAGAAGATCGGGATCATCACTGCCGCCGTGATTGAAGGCAGCGCGATCAAGGTCGAAGGTTTTTTCTACGCAAAAGACTTCCCAGAGGAGTGCGAGCAGATACAGGCTGAAAAGGACGCGCTTGGCTTCAGTATTGAAGTAGACGCCCGCATCCAGGACCGTACTGCCGACCTGTGGGTTATCGAAAACTGCGTGTTCACTGGCGCTGCCGTTCTTTACAAGGACCTGGCGGCATACACCTCCACCTCTCTGGCCGCATCGGCCGACAAGGAAATTGACATGACCCCCGAAGAACTCAAGGCCTTTTTGGCTGCACAACTTGGCCCCATCGCCGAAAGCGTCAAAGCGCTGTCGACCGAAGTCGCCAGCATCAAGGCCGCCGCATCCCTGGCTGGCCCCATCATTGACCAGGTGAAGCCTCACGTCGACGCCGTGAACGCGTGCGCCGACGTAATGGCTGCTGCCGGTGTGGGCAACGACCCCAGCAATGGCCACGTCGTTCATCTGCGCCACATGGCAGCCCACATGGCCGCCGAGGCTGTTTCTGGCCGTGTGCCCAAGGTCTACCGCGATCACGACTTTTTGGAGGACGCCCGCGTGCGCGCTTCCGCCGACAAGTCCGGCAACGAGGAAACCAATGACGCCCTGGCCAAGGTCACGGCATCGCTGGAAAGCCTGAGCACGCAAGTCACCGACTTGAAGGCCAAGGCATTTACCGACGCACCGGCACCGGCCCGCAAGACGCTCGACGCTGGCGTGCAGACCATCCTGGCAAAAGCTGGTTTGGCAGATGCCGTGAACGACGGCAAGAAACTGACCATGACCCAAGTCGACGCGGCCCTCGAAGCCGCCGGCGTCAAGGGTGCCCAGCAGCGCATCGCCGCAAAGCTCAAGTTGCGCGACGCCGGAATGATGGAAGCTGGCCAAGCCAACTGATCCAGACCAGAAACAACGTCAACCGCCCATGAGGCGGTTTTTTTACGTCCTCATTTTTTAGGAGCCTACTCAAATGGCCGCAGATACCAAAAACATCTCTTTGAGCGCAGCCGCCGACTACCTCGGCACTGGCGCCATCGAAGTTCCCGAGTTCGAAAAAGAAATCACGGACCTGGTTCGTCGCACCAGCGTTGCGCTTCAGCGCATCCCGCAAGTGCCGGCCACCGGCCACCCGCACCGCTACTTCGAACAGACCGCCATTGCAACCGGCGCCAGCGTTGACCCGCGCAACCTGACGGCAACCGCAACCGGCCCGACCCGCCTCGAGCGTCCCGCCTTCATCAAGGCGACGATTGCCCAAAGCAACATCAGCCAGTTCGACAAGGACGTGACCGAGCAGCAAGGCCAATTCGCCAGCGTGATCGCCAAGGACGTCGATGACGTCATCAGCGGTGTGGAAATCGCACGCGCCGGCATGGTCTGGGCCGGCACCGACACCAGCATGTCGGCACCCACGACCCTGCAATGGATGGGCGGTCTGTCGCAGATCACCCAGCAATTCACGGTCACGACCGGCTCCAGCATCATCGACGGCCTCAAATCCGCCGTTGCCTCCATGGTTGCCAATCAGAACAACGTGGTCCGCCCGACCGCCATCTACCTCAACCCCCTGCTGGCCGACTTCATCGACCAGGAAGCCAAGGCTGCCCGCATCAGCCTGGATTCGGTGGAGGTTGTGGCCGGCGTCACCGTCTCGGCAATTTCCACGCAAGTGGGCAAGTTGCCGCTGATTGGCGACCCGTTCGTGCCCACCACGGCAGCGGCTACCGCGCAATACGGTTTCAGCGCCACTCCCACCGGCATCAAGGGCTACTACGCCGTGATCGTGATGGAAAGCGAGATCGAAATCCCCGTGATTTCCGGCCCCAGCTTCAACCCGAACCCACGTCTGTTCCAGCTCGGCCTGGTTGGAAACCTGTCCGGCCAGTTCGTGGGCGTGAAGTTCGACACCATCATCTTCAAGGGCGCCGGTTACGCCCATGCAGTGGTGCAAGTCCAGCACGCCTAACCAGGCAAGTTGTCGGATTGAAGCCCATCCATCCGGGTGGGCTTTTTTACGCCCATTTCACTATGAAAATCTACCAACCAGACGCACCCAATGGCCGGCGCACCGTGTTTGTGCAGCCCGGCAACGAGTATCCAAACAGCGACTGGATCGACGAGCAAGGCAAGGCGCGCATGCTTTCCGTGGTGTTCACCATGGGGCAGGCGGACGTGCCTGACAACCTGGCCAATTACATGGTCGACAAACAGCTCGCCAGCTTCAGCCCGATCATCCTACCCCCCGGAGTCACAGCATGAGCGTTGCAGCCAATCCCATCCTTGCGCCCCAAACCGGCGCGGGCGCTTCATCTGTCGTCAACCGCTCGGTGGCAGACGGGGCCTTTACCGTAGTGGCTGGCGGCCTGGGTGCCAGTGAGACCGTGACCGCGCAGATCATGGACGCATCCGGCAACTGGCAGACAGTGCCTGCGGCCATTGCCCCCGTTCTCAACAACACCACGGCGGCGCTGACTCTGACCGCGCCCGGCATCTACCGTTTCAGCAAAACCGCCACGGCATCCGCTGTTGGCATCGTCCTGTACAGCTACTAAAAACCAATGCCCAGCGCATACCTTCAGGGCGGCGATCCCGGTGTCTATGGCGTGCAGAGCGCTACCACGCCTCAGATTTTGCAGGCCTCGACGATGATCGACGCCTACCTGAATCGCCCGGCTGGCTTGCTGTACGCGGCGGACGCCACTGGCCAGCCGTGTTTCATGACGGCGCTCAATCCCACGCTGACACTGACGGCGACGGCATCATTTGCGCCTGGCTCGTCGGTAGTGGTTCCGGTCTCCGGGCCAACGGCGGCGCTGTCGGTGGGCGATTGCGTTGTTTTGGACCGGGCCAATGCCGCGCTGTGCGAGGCCGTGCAAGTCATGGCCATTGGATCCGGGAGTCTGACTCTGGGTAGCACGGCCGTAGGCGGCAGCGGGGTTGCCAACACTCACGCCAGTGGCTGCACGATTGACCTGGGCGTGATGATCACGGAAAAACGCTACCTGCCGAAAAGCCGCAGCGAGGTCATGCTGAGCGCCACGCCGGTTGCCCGCATTGTCGGCGGCACCGGGCGCTATGGATACGGACGGCGCGGCGACGCATCCGGCTATGACATGGACACATTCAACCTTCTGGCCAGCCTGAACAAATTCGGCGGGCCTCCAGCATGGGAAATCTGGCCAGCAAATACGGCGGCAGGAATTGACGCCGCCACCGGCCAGCTCTGGGTCCCGGCCGGCGTGATGCTGGCTTACTACACGGAAGTGATCGTGCGGTATGTCGGAGGGTATCAATACAGCAATTTGCCGCCAGCCATCAAACAGGCCACGGCAAATCTGATTCAGGCCATCGGCAACGTGACCCAGATGGGCAACATGAAATCCATGAAGGCAGGCGATACCGCGGTTCAACGCTTTGCCGCGACCTTGATAGATGACGACACCAAGGCCATGCTGGCGCCGTACCGCGCCCGGGCGTTCGCCTGATGTCGTTCATGTATCCGCGCACGCTGACCGTGACCCGGCCAGTGCTGTCTACCGCTGTCGGTGCTCAGGGCTATGGCGGCGTGACTTCGGCGGCCGAAACAACCGTGGCGACCGGCATACCGGCATCGATTCAGTACTACAAGCGCAATGACTCTGGCGAGCTCTCGCTACCGGCCAATGCGGGGAAAAGCCTCTGGCGCGTCATGGTGCCGCCGGCATCGGCCGCGTTGGGCCTGTTCCAGACGCGCGACATTCTCACCGACGACCTGGGCCAGCGCTACCAGGTGGCCGTGCCGTACTGGAATTCCATGGGGCATGCCCTCATCGCTGAGCGCCTGGAGGCGTAATGGCCGATCAGACTGACGTAGAAACCAGCCTTGTCAATTTGCTGGTCGGCGTTGCCTATCCCAATGGGACGTCTCAGGCGCCAGGCCAAGGCTATCCGGTATTGGCAATGCCGGGCTGGCCGACACCAGAGACCGTAGACGCAACAATGGCTACGGGAAAAATCTGTTGCTGGGTTTATTCGAGGCCAGAGGTGCGCGAAACCACACGGTTTCCCTACCAATGGCAGACGCAAGGCATCACGCCGGCCACCATCACGGCGACGGTATCCGGGAACACGGTGACCATAGGCGGCGCAATGCCCAGCCCGTTTTCTGCGCACAACGTCTTTGTGCTGATGGGCGGCCAAGCCTTTGGGTATGCCGTTCAAGCCTCCGACACGCTGAGCACCATCGCGGCCGCGCTGGCCAGCCAGATCAACGCGGTCTACGCGGGCACGTCAAGCGCGGGGCCAGTACTTACCGTCGGCAAGGGCCCGCTGCCCATAGCCCGGGTCGGTACGGTAGGCCAGAGCGTGCTGGAAATCGGGCGCTTTGAGCAGCAATTCCAGATCTGCATTGCCGCCAGCACGCCGGCTGCGCGTACCGCGCTTTCGGCGGCCGTCATGCCGGTGCTGATGGCGACGAGCTGGCTGACCATGCCAGACGGCACGGCAGCGCGGTTGCGCGTGAAGTCTCCGGTAGACGTTGACAGCAGCCAGAAAGTAGCGGTTTACCGCAGAGACATCCGGGTGGCCGTGGAGTATGCGGTGACCCAGACCCAAAGCACGGCAACGGTTGAGGCTGTGCCGACTACGTTCACCGGCACCTATGCAAGTGCCATTCCTTCCAGGAGTTTCTAACCATGTCCCCCTATGCCTTGACCGTGATTCACGACTTCGAAAGCTACAAGCGCGGCGATCAGATCACCGACGACGACGAGATCGCCCGCGTGAGTGCTGGCGAGAACGCGCACCACTGCCACAAGGTGGCCATGCCGCCGGCTCCCGCGCCCGTGGCAAAGAAATCCGCCGAATAAATCAGCCTTCCGATTCAACCAGAGCCGCCCACTGAGGCGGCTTTTTCTTTGGGAAATCCATCATGCCTCTCTACCAAGTAGGTTCGCTCAACACCGCAGCCCTGACGGCGCCCGGGGAATACGTCCAGATCGTGCCGCCGACCACCCGCTACATCAATGGCGTGCCAACCAACATTCTGGGCATTGTGGGCCTGGGCTCTTGGGGCCCGGTCAACAGCGCCTACCTGATCGGCTCCCCGCAAGATCAGGGGAACTACTTGGGCAACCCTGTGGTTCGCAGCTTTGACTTGTCCACCGCTGTGTCTGTCGCCCTGCAGCTGGGTCAAGCCAACATCCGTGCCGTGCGCGTCACCGATGGCACCGATACCGCGGCGACCGCCAACCTGCTGGACGTGACGCCCGTTACCGGCGCCGTGCTGACCGCCTACTACACCGGCATCGTCGGCAACACGCTGACGGCCGTGATCGGCTCTGGCACCGTCAAAAACAGCTACAAGCTGACCATTGCGCGGCCCGGCTACACCAGCGAGGCCTTCGACAACATCCTGGCCGGCGTGAGCGGCGGAACCGTGACGGCTGGCACCGGCTACACGTCAACCCCTGCCGTGACGATTTCTGCACCCCAGACTTCTGGCGGCGTGCAGGCGACTGGCTCGGTCTCGCTGAAAGTCATTTCTGCCAACGTGACCGGCGGCGGCGCTTCGGGCGGTACCGGCTACGTGACCAACGACACGGTGACGCTACCCAACGGCGTGATTCTGACCGTGACGGCATCGGCTGGCGTGATCACCGCCCTGGCTGTGACCAACGCGGGCGGCCTGAGCGGCGCGGCACCCACCAATCCCTCGGCTCCCACGTCGACCTCCGGCGCAGGCATCGGCGCCCTGATCAATCTGGTCTGGGGCCTTGGCACTTTCACCGTGACCAATCCCGGCAGCGGCTACACCAGCGCAACGGCCACCCTGACCGGTGGCGGCGGCACCTCTGGCGCGATTACCGTCAGCACCTCGATCTGGCTCAACCTGGTCAATGCCGTGAACAACGGCAACAGCGTCACCCGCGGGCCTTCGCAGCTATGCGTAGCTTCGGTCGGCGCACTGGCGGCCACGACCCCGAACACCACGACCACCTTTACCCTGTCTGGCGGCACGGATGGCGCATCTGGCGCCGGCAGTTCTACCCTGATAGGCACTGACGGCAATACCCGCACCGGCATGTACGCGCTGCGCGGCACCGGCATTCAGACGCTCAACCTGGTCGACCACGTTGATTCCACCGCATGGGGCACGATTGCCGGCTATGGCCAGCAGGAGGGCATCTTCGTAGGCTCGCAAGCCTCTCCCGGCGCGTCCTACAGCACCACCAGCGGCCTGTTGAACTCTGCTGGAGCCGATTCCCCTTGGCTCAAAATCTGCGTGGGCGATTGGGTCTACTGGAATGACCAGGTGAACGGCGTCCAGCGCCTGCTGTCCCCGGTTACTTTCTGGGCACCGCTTCGCGCATCGCTGGCCCCCTACATGACCACGCTTAACAAGCCGGTCTTGAACCTGATCGGCACTCAGCGCGCCGTGCAAAAGCTGCCCTACAGCAATGCCGAACTCGGCGCGGCTGCCGTGGCCCGGCTGGATTACATCGCCAACCCGTCGGCTGGCGGAAACTACTTCAGCTTCCAGACCGACCGCAACGCCAGCAGCGACCCGACCCGCAACGGCGAGAACTACACGACGATGACCAACTTCATCGCCTTGACCCTGGCCAGCGCGTTCGGTTTCTGCATCGGCTTGCCCCAGACGCCATCGCTGCGCACACAGGTCCAAAACACCATCCAGTCGTTCCTGATGAACCTCTGGAAGCCGGGCAGCGGGCCTTCGATGATCGGCGACGTCAACAACCCGAACACCGTCCCTTTCTCGGTACAGATCAACGCCAACAACAACCCGAGCAGCCAAGTGGCGCTGGGCTACATGAGCTGCTACGTCAAGGTCACGTATCTGTCCATCGTGCGCTACTTCATCGTGTCGCTGGAAGGCGGCCAATCGGTGTCGGTGACCGTCAGCCCGAATCCTTCGTTCTAAACCCCGCGTCAAACCCATAGGGCCCGCCATGCGCGGGCTCTTTTCTTTCAGGAGTTCCCATGGCAGGCACCAACCAATTCAACATCGGGCGCGACGCGCAGTTGACCATCAACGGCAGCGCGGGCCCGATGACTTTCAACATCATCACGGAATTCGACGCCAAGCCCCAATACAAGAGCTTGGAATCGGACGCCATCGACGGCACCCAGCGCTTCCGCGATCTGCCCATGGGCCATTCCGGTTCGTTTTCGCTGGACCGCGCTGACTCGAGCGTGACCGACTACTTCGCCGGGCAAGAAGCCAACTTCTTTGCTGGCCTGCTGCCAGACCAAGTGACCATCACCCAGACGATCACCGAAGCGTCTGGTGCCGTGACCCAGTATCAGTACACGGGCGTGGCGCTCCAACTTGAGGACGCCGGCAACTGGAAAGGCCTGGAAAAGATCACCCAGAAGATCAACTGGCGCGCGACCCGCATGCTCAAAGTGAGCTGATCCGGTCAAGCCAAAAACTAAAAACATGGAGCAAAAATGGCAACAGTGAAGATGAACCAATCTGGCGCGGCTCAGTCCGCCTCCCCATCGACAGCCGTCATTGCGGCAGCGGTAAGCGAAAACACAATTCACGACGCGCGAGGCCGCGCTATCGTGCTTGGCAAGCCGGGGCCTTTGGAGCAATACAGGCTAGTGGAGGCGGCTGGAGAATCGGCAGGAAACAGCACCTACATGTCGATGATTTTGCCGCTGATCTACGTCAAGAGCATTGAGGGCGCAATCGTCCCAAATATCCACAAAAAAGCGCACATTGAAGCGCTTATTCAGCGCTTGGATGATGATGGCATCAACGCCGTTATGAAAGCCGTAAGCGAACTGTACGGATCGCAAGACCCGGAAGCTGACAAGGCCACCTTAAAAAACTAGCCACGGCCACGCCTGTAAAAGAATGCCTTTGGCTTGTAAAGAATGGCGTTCCATTTGACGTGGCCTTTCAGCTAGACGATTTGATGCGCGCGGCTTGGTGCATCATTTTTTCCGAAATGGAAGGTGCAAAGTTTGACTGGTCTTCGATGCAGTACGAAAGGCCGAGCTGATTATGGAATTTACCCGACTTGGGCATTTTGCGGCTCACCTTTTGTCGCTTGAGGTCAAAGCCACCGTCGCGGCGCATCACGGTCTTAAGCAGGCGGCAATGCTGGTGGAAAAAACCGCCAAAGACGAATTTGGAACATTGCAGCCGGAAGCCGGCGATTTCCCGACTTGGGCGGAGCTAAAACCTGAGACTATTGACGACAAAGTGCGCCAGGGATACGAAGTCAATTCCGACGGTAGCCCGTTGGTGCGGACCCATGATCTGCAGAACTCAATTTCTCATGAAGTCAGCGGGTTCGATGCCATAGTTGGTTCTGATTCAGACGTCATGGTTTATCAAGAACTGGGCACAGAAAAAATACCTCCGCGCCCTGTTCTTGGCCCTGCCGCAGTAAACACCGAAAAAAAGGTTGGCGCGATTCTTGGACACGCTATCGGCAGATCGCTTGCGGGCTTGTCGATGATTGAGTATGGCGGCGAAGGGCTTTTCAGCAAGCTTGAATCAAAGTAGCTACATCAGGCAGTAGGCCAGCACGCCAACCGCAAAAAGCATCAGCAAGCCAATTGCCAAGAGCGCCAGCGACATCACCAATAGCTGGAATCGAGCCAGCATCGGCATCTTGTACTTGAACCCAAAAACAGGCAGGCGCGGAGACATCTGCGTGATCCTTGGGTACTGTACCGCAGCGAAATGATCGGCCGCCCAAACGTGTAATTTATTGCGCAGAGTCATGGAAAGCCACCAATCCTATGTTTGAAGCTTACAAAATCGGCATCAAGCTGAGTTTAATTGATCACGTCAGTCGTGGTCTGGTTTCGATGTCGCGCGGCTTCATGAAGAGTGAGGCTGACGCCGCAAGGCTCGAATCTCGTATTTTGAGCATTCAGAAAACCGCTCTTAAGAGCGGGGCAATGCTCGGGGTTGGCGTTGGCATGTTTGCCATGCTGGAAGGCCCATACAAAGAAGCAAAAAAGCTTGCCCAGGCTCAGGCAGATTTCAGCACAATGAACCTGTCTGCGGCTGACAATGCGGCTGCCTTTGCACAGGCGGCAACGTTGTCTCACAAAGTTTTGGGAAGCACGATTACCCAGAACGTCAAAAACATTCAAGATCTGCATACGGCGTTTGGTGACCTTCACCACGCACTGGAAACTTCCGAGCTTTTTACAAAAATGTCGATTGTTGGCCGTGTTGCCAATGGCGGCAAAGACGTTGATGGCCTCATCATGTCCGCCGCAAAAGCCCTTGAGCATCGCGGTGGAAAGGTTGTGAACAGCACCCCGGAATTTGAATCTGAAGCCAACATGATGACCCAAGTCATGTTGGGTACAAAAATGCGAGTTTCGCCCAGGGATTACCTGACGGCGTCTGGCACCGGGAAAATGGCCTATCAGCTATTTGACAAGGAATACCTGTACGGGGTGTTTGCCGGGTTAATGTCTTTCATGGGTGGGAATAAAGCTGGCACTTCGGCTATGACGGCGTTTAGCTCGCTGATCGGTGGCCATATGGACAGCAAAGGCAAAGGATTCCTGTCGGAAATTGGCCTTTGGACTGAAGGGGTAAGCCCTAAGCGACTCAAGATGATGCGCGAAGCCACCAAAGGCCTGAGCAAAGAGGAGATGAAAGAGTTTGGATTTCTGATGCCAACTACTGGCGGATTGTCTGATGTGAATTCGGAGCTTTACGCTCACAGGCCGGACATATTCATTTCGACAGTTTTGGTGCCGGCAATCAAGCGGCGGTTTGGCATGGACCTCAGCGATGATCAGTTGGCATTGCTTGTGGCAAAAAACTTCAACCGTGCGACTGGAGACTTCATTGGCAATCAAATCACGATGGCGCCAAAGCTTAACAAAGACGCCGGGATATTTCGAAAGACAGCGACGATTGGAGAAGGTCTTGCCTCCTACATGAAATCTCCGGCTGGAGCTGAAATTGCAGCCAGTGCCGCATGGGAGAATTTTTTAGCCATGTTCGGGACGGTATACCTTCCGGCCATAACGAGCGGCATGCTAAAACTTGCCGGCGTCCTTGATAGTTTTTCCGGCTTTGTCGAACGAAACCCCACTTTGGTCAAGGGTCTGGTTGGGGTATTCGCCGCAATTGCGGGGCTTGCAGTGGTCGGCGGAACGCTTGGCCTTATCTCTGCCGCATTCTCTGGGATTGGCGTGGCCATGACGTTTTTTGGTGGGGGCGTGGTCATGACTACCATCGCGGCCGCTTTTACGACGATCGGGGCCGTCATTGGGCCTGTCGTGGTTGGCATTGGCGCTCTGGCCGCCCTGTTCTATGGGTTGAGCAAAATTCCAGCAGTTGGACGCCCTGAAAGCCACAATTCACTTGAAGATTTTTACGCCGGCAGAGGGAATCAGTCTAGTCGCTACTATGGACTCAATTCAAAAGGCGGCGCTGGGCGTGGTTTTGTAAATCCCGATTTTGTTCGACCGGCGGCAAGTGATGCCGAATCAACGCGCCCCGTGCAATTGGTGCTTCGAGATGGCGGCAGAGTGCTGGCAGACGTTGTTTCAAGTCAACAGGCCAGGGGCGTCATGAATAACGCTTCCGCTGGTGGATATGAACTTGGCCTTCATCAGCCCGGCATGAATCTGAGGACAAATTGATGTCGCTGACACTCGGCACCTTCGTGTTCCAAGATTTCGAGATTCCGGAACACATCGCCTTTGGCGGCGAGCAGCGCCTGGCAGTAAAAAAGCTGGTCGGCGGCGCGCGGGTAATCGACGCCATGGGCTACGACCCGCACCCGGTTTCATGGAGCGGCGTGTTCTTTGGCCCGCAGGCCATGGCGCGCGCGCAGACCCTCAAGGCCATGGCAATTGCCGGGCAGGCCTGGGGCTTGACGTGGGACCAGAACAGCTACCAGGTGGTGATCCAGGCCTTTGAGCCTGATTTCCGCAAGGCGTACCACATCCCCTACACCATCAACTGCGAGGTGGTGACGGACAACTTCGGCACATCCTCGGCCACGGCTGCCGGCCTGAATGACTCGATCACGGCGGACGCCGGTACCGCATTGGGCATCTGCACCGCTCTGGGCAATTCGCCCCTGACTTCGAGCATGAGCACGCTCAGCAGCGCCATTTCGGCAGTATCGAATTTTGCCAATGCTGCCAACAGCACCATTGCCGGGGTTTTGGGCCCGCTGCAGGCCGTGCAGACCCAAACCAGCACCCTGATTGCCCAGACCGAAAAGACGCTGGCCAATGTGGCGACGGTGGGCGGAATGCTGCCCAACAACCCGATTGCCAAAACCGTGGCGCAGATCAGCGCCTACACGTCGGCAGCGCAAAGCCAGCCCATGCTGGTGCAGCTCAGCGGCGTGCTGGGGCGCATCGGCGTGAATCTTGGCCAAGTCAATTCCAGCGTCCGAACGGTCACGGTGCCCGGCGGCAACCTCTACGACATCGCGGCCAAGCAATACGGCGATGCCAGCGCCTGGAAAGTGATCTCCCAAGCCAATCCCGTCCTAAACGGCGACCCGCAATTGAGCGGCATCACTACCCTCGTGATTCCGCCCTACAACAGCAGCGTAGTGTGAGAAGCAATCCAGACATTGGCGGGACCGCCCGCGCGCCACGCGCCATCGTCATGGTGGGCCCATCTCAGGGCGCCATGGTGAAGATGCCGTACCTGACATGCGATGTGAGCAACAACAACATGTCGAGCGCCGACACGTTCCATGTCGCGCTGCCAATATCCACGTTGCCGGCCGGGTATGACGCCAATTGGTTTTCGAGCCAGCAGGACATGTACGTGCAGGTCTACATGGGCATGCCGCCCAACCCGGCGCCTGGCCAGTTCACCACGGCGGACCTGACAAGCTACATTTTTGGGCAAGTTGACAGTATCGAGTTTGACCCGGCGAACCAGCTGATCATGCTCAGCGGGCGGGATCTGACGCGGGTCTTCATTGACACGAAATCGACCCAGAAATATCAGAACCTGACGAGCTCGCAAATTGCCACCGAGCTAGCGACCGCGCACGGCCTGACGCCGCAAGTCACGGCAACAAAGACTCAGGTCGGCAAGTATTACGACCTAGACCATGTGCAACTCACCGACGAGCGCACCGAATGGGACTTGTTGCTCTACCTGGCCGGTGTCGAAGATTTCATCGTCTACGTGCGCAACCAGACGCTGTATTTTGGGCCCCGGCCTGCCGATGTAGTCGGAAGCAACCCGCAAAGCCTCTACGTGATCAAGTGGCAAAAACCATTTGTCACCAATGCCGGATCGTCGGCTTCACCGGTTGCCAATGTCCAGAGCCTGCAATTCAGCCGGGCGCTCACGGTTTCGCGCGGCGTGCAGGTCGTGATCCGGTCATGGAATCAGAAACAGGCCAAGGGCTTTACCGCTTCATACCCAAGCGGCGGCAAGAGCATCCAGGTCGGGAAAGCGACGCCTTTCGGCGGCGCTCAGGTCTACGTGCGGACCTTTCCCAATTTGACCCAAGACCAGGCGCAAAAAAAGGCCCAGTCTTTGTATGCGGCCATCGTTGCCCATGAAATGAAATTGAAAGCCGAATTGCCCGGCGACACCATCCTCGACACCACGTCGGTGATTCAGGTCACCGGGACCGGCACGGCATACGACCAGATCTACTACCCTGACAGCATCAGCCGGTACATGCATTGGGATGGGGGCTTTTCCATGACGGTATCGGCCAAGAACTTTGCGTCCGACTCACAGGCGACACTATGAACGGACATGCAGAACTCGCCGAAGCGATGAAGCGCCAGGGCGCTGCACCGTTTAACGCTTTTTCGTTCCCGCGGCACGCCAAGGTCAGCAGCTACAACCCCAAGACGTATGCCGTCAAGGTCATGCTGCAGCCGGAAAACGTGGAATCCAACTGGATGCCACTTGGCACTGAAGCCGTGGGCAGCAGCTGGGGCATCGCAGTAGGCCCGCAGATCGGCGACATGGTGGTAGTGGTGTTCCCAGAAGGGGACTTCAATTCCGGCGTGGTCATGGCCCGGCTGTATTCGACCCAGCAGCTGCCGCCCGTGGTCAACAGCGGAGAAATGGTTATCCAGCACAGTAGCGGATCATTTCTCAAGTTCAATGCGGACGGCTCCATCACGCTGAATGGCGCTGGCAACCTCAACATCACGGCACCAGCCGTCAACATCACCGGGCCGGTAAACGTCACGGGGCCTATCACTGCCACCGGGACCATTCAAGCGCCTACTGTGGTGGGAACGACCAACGTCACTTTCGGCGGCAAATCGGGCATTGCCCACACGCACGGCGGCGTCCAGACCGGCGCAGGAAATACAGGGGCTCCAAATTAAATGCAAGACCTCTACCATTTCTGGGGCGGCGACTTGGCGGTATCGGCCAACGGCGATCTGCTGGTCACGGACCCAACGACGACGGGCGAGCAGCGCGTGCTGCGCCGCCTCTTGACCAATCCGACGCTCAACGACGCCAACGGCCAACCCCAGGCGAGCGCCGACTACACCTTTGCCCCCAGCTATGGCGCAGGCCTTCCGCGTGCCGTGGGCATGCCGGTAAACATCGCGGCCAGCACAGCCTTGATCGCCAGCCAGATGGCGCAAGAAGCCGCGGTAAGCCAGACCCCGGCGCCAGTGATCCAGATCACGCCGATCCAGTCGGGCGTGAACGCTTTCATCATGTACAACGACGCCGCCAGCAAGCTGCCCGTGGTGCTCAACTTTGACGTGACGCAATAAAAATGGCCAACCTGCAAACCCAGTCTTTTGCGACCATCGTCACCAACTTTGCCAGCGCGGTGCAGGGCGCGGCGTCTGCGCTGCTCAATTTCAGCACTGGCTCGGTGCTCAAAGCCATTGGGCAAGCCACGGCAGGCGTGGCGCTCTGGCTGCAGGGCCTGATCATGACCCTGCTTGCCGTGACGCGGCTTTCCACGTCCAGCGGGACGGATGTGGATTCGTTCCTGGCCGACTTTGGTTTTGCCCGGCTGCCCGCTGTGGCCGCTACTGGAGTGGTGACATTTTCCCGGTTCACCAACACCAACCAGGCGGTAATCCCGGTGGGCTCCTTGGTGCAGTCAAGCGACGGCACTCAGCAATTCATCATCAAGGCTGACACCACGAACGCGGCCTACAGCGCCACGGTGATTTCCGGCGGCGGATTCATCATCCCGGCCGGCACTACCAGCATCACGGCGACGGCAACCAGCATCACGGCGGGCCCCAGCGGCTATCCTGACGCGACAGGCAACGTGGCGGCCAACACCATCACGGCCTTGGTGCAGCCCATCCAGTATGTGGACACCGTGAACAACGCGGCCGCGCTGACCAATGGTGCAAACCCGGAAAGCGATTCCGCCGTCCGGGCGCGGTTTGTACTCTGGATTAACTCGCTGGCAGAAGGCACCGTCGCGGCCATTCAGACCGCCATTGCGGGTGTTCAATCCGGCCTGGCCTACCTGGTGATCGAAAACACACAATACAACGGCACCACGCAGCAAGGCTATTTCACGGTCATCATCGACGACGGCACTGGATACCCGTCTTCGCAGCTGCAGACCAACGTCGGCAACGCCATCAACGCGATCCGGCCCTTGGGCTCGACCTACAGCGTGCATGCTCCTGTCGTGGTCAGCGCATCGGTGGCAATGACGATTTCCACGGCAAGCGGATACCTGCACTCGGCGGTCACGGCCATTGTCCAAGCCGCGATCCAGTCCTACATCAACACGCTGGGCATCGGCGCTACTCTAAGCTACACCAAGCTGGCCCAGGTTGCCTACGACGCATCGCCGGGCGTGACGGCCGTTACCACTGGCTACACGGTCAACAGCGGCACGGCAGACGTTGCCGTGACCAACCTGCAAGTAATCAAGGCCTCAACCGTGACGGTGAGCTGATATGGCCACAGGCGACCAAAACGACATTTTCGGCAGGCTCAACAGCCTGCTGCCCAGCCGCTGGTTTGTCGGCAGCACGCCGATCAAAGACGCCGTAATGACGGGCATCGCGGCGGTGTTCGCGCAGACCTACGGGCTGTACGCCTATACCAAGCTGCAAACCCGCATTTCGACACTGACAGACGGCTGGATCGACACCGCAGCAGCGGACTATTTCGGCACCGGGCTGACGCGCAATCTCGGGGAATCAGATGCTGCCTACTTGGCGCGCGTGAAAGCCAATTTGCTGGCCCCGCGCACCGCGCGCCCGGCAATGGTTACCGTGCTGACTCGGCTGACAGGCCGGGTGCCGACGATCTGGGAGCCAAACAACCCGGCGGACATGGGTGCCATGAACGCGCCAAAGTCACCGGGGTATTGCGGCGTGGCCCGGTTTGGATCAATGGCGGTACCGTTTAACGCATTGATTCTGGCGTTTCGGCCAATGGTCACCGGCCAGGTCTCGGCAGGCGCGGCATTCAGCAACGCGCCCAAGCTGTCCGCCATGAACACCCCGCTTTCCCAGGGCTACACCGGATCGCTCGGCTCGCAGTCTTCAAGCGCGACGGATGCTGCCATTTACGCGGCGGTCAACGCCACCAGGCCGGCCGCTTCCGTGGTGGGCGTCTCGATCAGCAACTAGACCAACACTTTCAGCAAACCCAGCCCGCCGCGTGCGGGCTTTTTTCATTGGAGACCAATACATGGATCGCGTCGAAACCTACGTCGGACAGTCAATCTACGAGTGGTATTTCAGCAAGCAGGCCCAGAACGACATGGTGGGCCTTGGCCGCCTTTCCGCCGCGCTCATGGGCACCGCTGGAATGGTCAATGGCTTGGGCTGCACCCAGACCACGGTCGCCTCCATGCAGGTTTCCATCGGTCAGGGTGAGCTCTACCAGCTGGCCAGCCTCGAAGCAACGGTTTGCGGCACGCTGCCCGTGAACACCACGGACCAAGTTCTCAAGCAAGGCATCCTGCTGGGCTCGGCCGCCCCGTACAACCTTCCGGCCAGCAGCACCTTTGCCACGCCTGGCAGCTCGGGCCAGTCCATCAATTACTTGATTGAGGCCCAATATCAGGATCAGGACGTCAGCGTCGACCCGACCACTGGCGCTACACCGGTCACGCTGAATTTCTACAACTCGTCCAATCCTTCGACGCCTTGGAGCGGCCCCAACAACACGGGCGCCAGCAGCAACACTTTCCGCAAAGGTGTCATTGCTTGGCAAGTTAAGGCCGGAACTGCGGCCACCACCGGCACACAGACCACGCCATCGCCGGATTCCGGCTGGATCGGGCTGTACGTGGTCACGGTGGCCTATGGTGCTTCCAGCATCACAAACAGCAACATTGCCGTTTACCCTGGCGCGCCTTTCATTGCCAGCGGCGGCGTGATTGCTGGCGGCCTGCAAGGCAACGGCTTTGTTATTTCGACCGCTGGCGGCACGTCTGACGCCTTGACCGGCAGCTACTCGCCCGGAATTACCGCTGTGACCAATGGCATGAGCTTGTTGCTGCGCGCCGGAGCGGCGAATGCAACGACCACGCCCACCTTTACGCCGAACAGCGGCGTCATTGGCGCTGTGACCATCGTCAAAGGCAGCGGCACGCCATTGAATCCCGGCGACATTGCAGGTGCCGGGCATTGGATCGAACTCCAATACGACTCAAGCCTCGCAAAATGGGTGTTGCTCAACCCGGCCACTGGGGCCGCACCGGCAAGCTCTGCGCCTGTCGGCTCTGTGCGCAACTTGAAGATGTCCATTGCGGCTGCAAGCGCTACCGCAACGCTGACCGCTGACGAAATCATCGTTGAAGCGGCCCTTGGCGGAGCATCCTACAAACTTGCCAGTTTCAACAAGACGATCAACCTTGCCACCACGGGCGCGGGCGGCATGGACACCGGCACGGCGCCTGTCTCTGGGTATGTCGCGGTCTACGCCTTTTACAACCCGGCCACTGGATCGTCCGCGCTGGTGGGATACAACGCCACCTCCGCTGTCGCGCCAAACATTTACGGCGGTGCCAATGCGCCCAGCGGCTACACCGCCAGCGCCTTAATTTCCGTTTGGCCAACCAATGCCAGCAGCCAGTTTGTAGCCGGGCTCCAGCGTGACCGAAAGGTGTCAATTGGTGGCGTCACCGTATTGACTTCTGGATCGAATCAAGCGTCGTATGCATCGCTGTCGATTTCTGTTGCAGCGCCCAAAAACGCGCTGGCCGTAAGCGGTTGTATCAATGTGACATCCACGTCTTCTACTTTCTGCACTGGCGCGGTGACGCCGGACGGAACAAGCGACATTCAACAAATTGCAGCCAGCAACGTGGTTCAAATACTAGCGCCATTTCGCGATTTGCCAATTTTGACCGCTCAAACGCTGTATTACGCGGCTTTTGTCAACGCCGGTACTCCGTCGATTTCCGTTGTTGTATCTGGCTACACCTTTTAAGGGCCATCCATGACCACAGTATTTGTCCAGTTCTCTGATTCCAGCCAGACCAAAGTGCAGACCGTTTTTGGCTGCGCTCAAGACCCTGCCGCATGGCCCAACCAGGCCACCATCGCAGACACCGACCCGCGCTACTTGGCCTTCATCAATCCCGCTGGCACGCCTGCCGCCATCAAAGCCGCAGCTGTGGCCGCGCTCTTCGCCTCCTACCAGGCGGCATGCGCGGCCAACGTGAGCTTTACCAGCGCGGGCGGCGTCACCAAGACTTACCAGGCCGACCAACAGAGCGTATTCAACCTGCAGGCCTCCCTGCTGGGCTGCCAGAAGGCTCAGGCCACACCGCCGGGCTTTTTCTGGGTTGCCGCCGACAACACCCAGGTGCCGTTCACCTTTGCCGACCTGCAAGGACTGGCCCAAGCCATCTTTGAACAAAGCGCGGTTGCATTCGCTTCGTATCAAACCGCCAAAGCCGCTCTCGGTTGACGGGTCGGCACCCGGAGACATGCCCGCCGCGCGCGGGCGTTTTTTCGTCCAAAAACTACAGGATCAAAGATGCCGCCACCAGAAGACAGGCTAGCCGCCCTCGAAAGCAAGTTCGACGATTTCCAAGCGACTGCCACCCACCGATTCGACGAGGGCAAGGAACGCATGGACCGCTTCGAGCGCATGCTCACCGCCAACAGCGAGATGGTGCGCGAGAACACCCTGCTGACTCGCAGCATCAGCGACAACACGGCAGGCTTCGTGGCTTTCCAAAACGACCTGATCGACGGCACGCGGTTTCTCTGCCGGTGCGCGCGCGGAGTGTCGTGGTTGCTCAAGACGGTCAAGGAAAACGTGCTCACGTTGATCCTGGTTGCCGTGATCGTGTCCTGGGCCCTGCATCTGCCGATTCCCGACTCCCTGATGAAACTGATCAAGCTGATTGCGGCTTGAGAAAGGCCTCCCCATGAAACAGCAGTTGACGCAACAGCTCGAGCAAGACGAGGGCACCAGCGCGACGGTCTACCAGGACCAATTCGGATTTTGGACGCTGGGCACCGGCCGCTTGGTTGACAAACGCAAGCCCGGCGCCGGCCTGCGCCAGGTCGAGATCGACTTCATGCTGCAAAACGACATTGATGACCGCATCAACGCCGTCGGCAAAGCGCTCCCGTGGTTTCAGAACCTTGACGATGCCCGCCAAGGCGTGCTGCTCAACATGGCTTTCCAGCTGGGCACCGATGGCCTGCTGGCCTTCCACACCACGCTGGGCCATGTCCAGGCCGGGAACTACGCCCAAGCCGCTGCCGACATGCTGCAAAGCCCCTGGGCAAGCCAGACGCCGGGGCGCGCCAAGCGCCTGTCCACCCAGATGGAAACCGGCATCTGGCAGTACGCCAACCCGACCACTGAGGTGGATTCGTGATCAAGGCCGCCGCCCTGGTACTGACTGCGGCGCTTTCAGCGCCTGCCGACACTGACCGCCTCAAGATCATCCTTGTGGCCCCGGGTAGCCGATTCCAGTGCACCAGCCCGAACGGCTGCGTGGTCATGGATGCCAACACCCTCCCGAAGGTGATCAAGGCCGCGCGCGACCGCGGGCAAAGCGATTGCGAAAAGGCAATATGAGCCGATTGTCCAGAAAGCTGCGCAAGTGGGCCCACCCCGCCAGCGGGCAGGAGGGCCTGAGCTACTGGTGTCAGGGTTGCGTGTCGATGCATTCGATCCGCACCAAAGGCGCGGGCGCGTGGACATGGAACGGCGACGTTGAAAAGCCTGTTTTTGGGCCGTCTGTTCTTACCACCTATGAGGCCGTGCCGGACGCTGAGCCCGGTTTTGAGGAATGGCGCACAAAACGCACCTGCCATACCTTTGTCGGCTGCAACGGCGCCCAGCCCGGCGAAGTGATTTTCCTGGGCGACTGCACCCACCCGCTGGCCGGCACCGTCCAACCGTTTCCCGACCTGCCGGACTACATGCAGGACCAGGGCGAAGACACCAGCCACTCGATTTAACCAATCCTCCACTCCATTGGGCCCGCCGCGTGCGGGCTTTTTTATGCCCGTAACCGAAACCCACGAAGAAAAAGAAACCCTGTCGGTAAGCGTCTTGCTGCCCGGCCATGAAACCAGGGGATCTGCATCTGCCCTGTTCACGCGCACCAAAAAAGAATTGGCTGCCCGCGACGGAAATCGCTGCTGGATTTCTGGCGAAACACCGGAAGAGGCCGGGCCACTGGAAGCGCATCACTTCCCCTTGGAATGGTCGACCGCCATGGCCATTGACTTTGCCAGGGTGCGCGCCGATTGCGAGGCCGGTGAATTCGGCTTGACCCAAGGCCAGCGCGACGCCGCCAAAGCATTCGATTGGTCAACCTTTGACCCGGCTGACCCATATTCCTTCGTTGACAACATGCTTGTCAACGGCGTGCTGCTGGCCAAGCGATTCCACACGGCCAAAGACAGCGGCATTCACACCCTGCCGCACCCCCTGTGGATTTTTCAAAGGTACGCCCGCGAAGGCTACAAGTTTTCGGACGTGGAAATTATCCACCACGAACAGTAGCCCGAATGATCGCCGCCCTGCTGATTGCTATCGCATTGGTAGCGAGCACTCCGCACAAAAGCTGTCACTACAGCGCTTTTCCCGAATTCGACACCAGCGGCCCAAGCCCGGTGATCGACGGCATTTCTGCCAAAACAACCTGCACTTTTTGAAGGACCAACCATGCCTCGCAACACCCTGCTTTTGCTCTGCTCCCTGATCGCCGTGATTGTCGGCCTGCTGGTGAGCTATTTCCCGCCCGCCCAAAACGCGGTGTCGATCTGGAGCCTGGTTTCCATGGCCGTGGGCTACGGCATCCGGGATCTGTTTGCCGCCGACGCGCCTGCAGCCTCCACCCCAGACCTGCAGCCAGCGGCGGCTCCTGCAGCTCCGACCGCAACCCAATAACGGGAAGCGGGCGCCCGATTTCGCCCGCAAAAACTTGGAGATTCAGATGAAGAAGTTCTTTTTGTTCCTTGCCGCCGCTGTCCTGGCGCTGGCTTTCGCCGCGTGCACCACGACCGGAGCGCCCAACGCCACCCAGGTGCAAGCCATCCAGCAAGCCTGCGCCATCGATGCCGGCGTGCGGCCCAGCGTGACCGTGCTGCTGTCCATTCCCGGCCTGGCCACCGTCCAGGAGGTTGCGGCCGTTGCCGCCGCTCGAGCGGTGATTGACCCCATTTGCGCCAATCCCGCGGGCTCCGCGCAGGCCAACAGCCTGGCAGTGCTGAGTTCCGCGACCGGTCAGGTGACGTCGATTCTGATCCAGTTGCAGGCCCGAAAAGCTGGCTCAGTACCGGCACCGGTCGCCGCCGCGTCTTCGTGATCACCGTCCTGCAGTCGGCCCAGCTCGCCAGCGCAACCTATGCTGGCGTGCCTGCGGATTGGGATCGCCTGATCCAGACCGGGGATTTTGTTGGCGGCCTCAAAACCATCGACGGCGCCCAGGTCCTGGCCATCCGGGGCAGCCTGACCGCTGCCGACTGGATGCACGATGCCGAGGCCTGGCCGGAATGGGACCGGGAAATTGGCTTTGTCCACGCCGGCTTTCTGGCGGACGTAGACGACGCCCTGGCCCAGATCGAGCCGCTGCTGACCGGTCCGCTGACCATCCAAGGCCACAGCCTTGGCGGCGCGCGCGCCCGGATCGTGGCGGCCAAGCTGCTGGTGCGCGGCAAAGCAGTCGCCCGGGTGTGCACATTCGGCAGCCCGAAGCCGGGTTTCGCCAACGTCGCGCGGATTCTGCAGAAGAGCGGCTGCGAGCATGTTAGCTATCGCAACCGCAACGACCCGGTGCCGCTGGTGCCGGGCATCCTGCCCGATTGGGTCCATCCCGAGCCGTGGATCGCCATGAACGAAGCGCCGGGCGGCGACGTGCTGGAAGCTCTGCGCGACCACAGCATGGATCTGTACATGCGCGGGGCTGCAAAGGTGTAGCCCCGAACTTGCCAACCTGCCCCAAATCGCAAACTGACCAAAATGCTTGACTGATTTCCAGTTGTCTCCAGTTGCGAAAGCAACCTTGCCCCGCTTCCGGCCTTACCGCTGGGAGCGGGGCTTTTTTGCGTTTGGGCGTGGTGAGTGCGCCAACGGTGCGCCTAGCGATGCGCCTATTGCTACAGCTTTGATAGCTGTAACCCTATGGTGCCCGGGGCCGGAATCGAACCGGCACGCCTTGCGGCGGGGGATTTTGAGTCCCCTGCGTCTACCAATTTCACCACCCGGGCGGCTTGCGCTGTAAGACCGAAATTATGGCACAGTGTGGTGCATGAATTACCCAAGCATTGAAGACGCCATAGGCAAAACGCCGCTTGCCGCTCTGCAGCGGATCGGCTCAAGGGAAAACGCCGCGCGCGGCAATGTGATCCTTGGCAAGCTCGAGGGCAACAATCCCGCAGGTTCCGTCAAGGACAGGCCTGCGTTGTCGATGATCCGGCGCGCGCAGGAGCGCGGCGAGATCAAGCCCGGTGACACCCTGATTGAAGCTACCTCGGGCAATACCGGAATTGCACTGGCCATGGCTGCTGCCATTAAGGGCTACCGCATGGTGCTCATCATGCCCGAGGACCTGTCGATTGAGCGAGCGCAAACCATGAAGGCCTTCGGCGCCGAACTCATCCTCACGCCCAAGAGCGGGGGCATGGAATACGCGCGCGATCTGGCGGAACAGATGCAGGACGAGGGCAAGGGGCGGATGCTCGACCAGTTCGCCAATGCCGACAACCCGCGCATCCACTACGAGACCACCGGCCCCGAAATCTGGGCCGATACGGCAGGCCGGGTCACGCA